ACACCTAATAGTCTTGGTGACATTTCTATTGCAACTAGAACAATAAGTATTGCAGTTAAAAGCGGACAACCTAATTTTTATTTTTGGGCTAATGGTAAAAAAATAATAAAAACTACAACACAGTCAGTAACTATTCCTGATACTACTGGTGCTTATTATATATATTTCGATAATTCTGGAGTATTACAACAAGTAGCAGAAGATTCGATGTCTGTTGAAACTATATATCAATATGCGTTAGTAGCATTAGTATATTGGAATGCAACTCAAGGGGAGAGTCGTGTAGGTAATGAGCAACACGGAATAAGAATGAGTGCAAGCACACATGCTTATAATCATCTTACTTATGGTGCAAGATATGACGGTAATGACGGTTTAATGGATATTGAAGGCTTGACAAACAACGATTATACATATTCACAAATAACATCTGGTCATTTCTGGGACGAAGACATTAGGCATCACGTTTATACTGAAAATACCCACCCATATTTATATCGACTAGGTGCAAGCGGAGAATGGACAACTGTTTCAGCAGACAATAGACTTGCTATTAAAAATGATAGTGGAGATACTTACTATGCGTGGAATGAATGGACAGGTTCTACGTGGAAATTAACACAAGGTACAACATCAACCGACTATTGGATATTATTTTTTGTTGCAATGCCGAGTATATCTGGAAATAACATTGTTAAATTATTAGGTCAAAATGCATATGCAAGTAGATATAATGCCAGAAATGCAATTGAAAAAGAAATTGATAATATTGTAACAGATGGTTTACCAAACCCAGAGTTTATATTTTTATATGCTGTGATTGTAAATAGAAATGGGAAATTACAAAAACTCGCAGATGGTTCATTATTCTACGACTTAAGAAAAATAAAAGGTGCTAGTGGTGGAGCAAGTTCATCAACCAGTTATGCATCTGATATTCCAACAGATACAACTAATTTTGATGGTGCATTGTCTAGCGATGACGATAATGTACAAAAAGCGTTAGAGACACTTGATGACGTTGTAGACGACAAAGCTAATAAAAATAATGTGTTAGAACTTGATAATACTACATCATTCACACCAGATAGCGACTATGAGCCAGCAACAAAAAAATATGTAGACGATAATGTAAGTACTAGCGGTACATGGACAGCAACTACAACCTATTCAACTAACTGTTCATCATCTTCAGTAGTTGTTGCAAGGTACTCAAGGCAGGGTGATATAGTTACTTTTGATATTAAAGGGACATATGACCAGTTACAAAATAATTTAATAATAAATAATGGAAGAATTAAGTAATTATATCTTAGAGACATTGATGAGTACAGGGTTATTACAAAAAACAAGTACGGATAAATTGGAGCGAGCCATTACAATAGCTACATATGTACATAGGAATCAAAAGCGAAGGTCTGGAAAAAAATATATCGTACATCCATTTGCAGTAATGAATATTGTTAAAAAATTAAAAGGAAGTTTGACTCAACAAATAATTGCAATATTACATGATACATTAGAAGATGTTGATACTAATAATAGTGGGTTAAAATATACTGAATTAAAATCATTAATAAAAACTGAATTTGGTAATACAGTTGTAAATGGAGTTGAAAGACTGAATTTGAAAACTTCATCTGATAATAAGTTTTCATTGGAAGACGTTGTGAATATATCTAAACGAATGAATTGTAAATATGATGATAAATTATTACTAAAAATACTAGGATATGTTAATTCAATATATTCAATATTACAAGATAAAACACTTAGTATTGTTAAAATGGCTGATATTATTAGTAATTTAGAAGACAATCCAACTACTAAACAGCGACAAAAATATTGTACATCATTAAATGTAATTGGAAATATAGACAATAATATTATTAAACAACATTGTAAGGTTGTTGAAACGTTCTTACGTACCGTCTAATAACGTTTAATTTTATGTTTGCGTTTTCGGTCGGATGAATTATACTGTTTTTGTTTATTTTTATGGAATCCACATTTTATACGTCCAATCTTTTTCAGACCATTGTGGAAACCATTTAATCCAGCTTTAATAATATCTGCTTTTTTTATTTTATCCATATGAATTTAGTGTTTTTTTCTATGAGTGTGTCACCCACATCATACAATTCAGTAATACCTTCATTAAAAATATTTTCAAAATTACCATTGAAATCATATTTATAATAATTTTCAGGTTTGATATTAGTTAATTCAATGATAAACTCAAACTTTTCAATTAACTCTTCAATCAAGTTATTTTGATAATATTTGTCATCTTCTGATAGATTTCTATTAATTTTAATGATAATCCGTTTTAATTGGTATATTATTTTGTTACTTAAATTAACAACTAATTTTTTAGATGTATTTTCTTCAAAATTATCTTTGATGTTTATTGTGTATTTCCAATTCATTGTATTTATTTTTTATGATTAATAATTTAATTGAACATTTAAAGTATAATATCTTTTATTTAATAACCAAAAATATTTATAATTATTTTACTAAATAATATGTATTGATAATAAAGTTCATAATCAGTAATTTGTTTCGATTTATCAATTATTGTATTTTATTTATAAATAAAGTAAGTTTTTATTAAATATTTACTTTATTTATATTATAATAATAAAAACCAATTATAATGGAACTAATTTCTAATCAAAACAGAAACGGTATTATAATCATACCAATAATTTTAATAACAATAATAATAGTATTATTTTCAGCATATAATATTAAAAAAATAAAACACGACAAAACACACCCAAATACACACGTAAATCCAAATAAAAAACCATCTGTATATGTCCCTCCTAAATTACCAACTGATGAAGATATAAATCAATCTAATTATGTTAATTTAATGGATGTTGAATCAATAAATAATATGATTAATAATAGTCACAATAATAATAACAAAGAAATATCAAATACACTATTAGAAACAGTACATGACATAACACCTGAACCATTTGGTTATGATATTATTGATGAAGATGGTGAGTGTATATTATATTATAGATGTCTGCCTATAACTGTAAAATATAAAGAAAAACATATATGGTTAAGTGCGACAAATAAAATAGCATTGCATTCTGAAGTTAAAGGCGACATCACAAACAAAGTAACATTCAATCGAGATGGTTTTGTAGAATTTGTTGCAAATGTTTCTAAATCATTGTTATATAAACAAACATATTTACCAAGTGATGTAGTTGCTATTATGATGATTAAAATAGTATATGTACATAATGAAAATGTTAAAAATTTCATATATTATGATAAACAAACATATGTAGTATATATTATTAAAATTTATTATGATGATTTAGAAGAAATAATAAATGAAAAATGGGTATCCAACTTATTAAATAATAAATTAACATCATATCTATTAAATTAATTTAAATTACTTAATTATTATTATGATAATAAAAAATAAAGACCAATTAGACAAAGTAAATCAATCTATATTTGTAGATTTTAATTTTTCTTTTTATATTATATATGAATATAGTCACAAATCATACGTAGTTTTACAATTACTCCGACTAAACGAAGGAAACTACCAATGGATGTCAATCGGCAAACCATTCGTATTCAAAAATCAATATGAAACAGTAAAACAAGCTATTTTAGACATGATTATTGATGAACAGTCATTATATGCAATATTATTAGAAAACAGGTCATATAGCAATGTAATAGAATTACTAAATACTGCTAATATAATACCATATTTAGAAACTAATAAATGTTAATAAAATGAATGTCAAAGAATATTATAAAACCAAAGATGGTAAAAGTTTATACCAATTTTGTGAAATGTCATCATTAAATGCATATGAATTTGATTTATTGAAACGATTATGGCGAAAAAAGGGGGATTATAAATCAGATATTCAAAAAAGTATTAGTTTATGTGATATTTATTTACATGAATATAATAATAAATCATTTAATCAAAATGCACAAATTCATAATATGTATGATTATATTAAAAGTAATTGGTTATTATCTGATGAAATTATGAAATTGACACATTTAATAATAAATCTCAGATGTGATAACTATAACACTTTTAAAATTCATATTAATAAATTATTACGAGAGTTAAAACAAATTCACAAAAAAAATACCCATACAAATTAGTTTTATATGGGTATTTTATTGTGTTATCCCTAACGTTTAATTTTCAATTGTTTGATAATTGATTCGATATTAAATGGTGATGTTAATGGTGTTGTACCTGAATATACTATGATTGAACCATTATTGTCAATTAATTCATCTATATTCTTTTTATATTTACTATCGGAAAATATTTCAATAAACATTTCAGTTAATCTGTCTCTTGTTAATGAACTACCTCTATCAATTCGCAATCGTACTTGATATAACTTCTTGTCGTTTGGTCGTCTTTCCCATTTTAATTTATAGTTGACGACTGCCTCTCCTGTTAGTTTTTTATATTGTTCTAATTGATATTTGTTTAAATTCTTGATACCAATTGTTTTTATATACAATTGAACCTCTTTCTCATCAGCATATTCATTTAACCCTTTAACAACTACATGATTTTTTTCATCTAAAAATAAAAATGTAATCATAAAATATGTAGATACTTTTGGTTTATTCCATCTGCCTGTTTTTGGATTCTGAGTTTGTCTATAAACTCTGTCACCTCGTTTGGGATGTGTTTCAACCCAAACGTTCATTTTTGTTCTGAGTCTACTATACGGATAGTCATCAATTACATATGCTGATTTAATGTCAACATGACCATATAATACTTTATTCATAATAATTTTTTAATGCAAAGATAGTAATAATTTTAATACTACCAGATTTATTTTTTATTATAAAAATTGAATTATTAGTTAAAAAGTTCGTTTATTTATAATAAAAATTAAAAATATGATTATACTATACATAAACACAGTATCAAGTATTATATTATTCATTATAGGATTATATATGTTAAAAACACTTAATATAACATTAAAATCTCCTATTTATTTTAATATAAACCGTACATTTTGGTATAAGATACCATACAGTATCACTTTAATGTATAGAACAACAAAACATTCTTCAATCGGCATATTCACAATACCAATGCGAAATTATTTAAAATGTAAGCGTAAAGATAATATGTTATTCCAGCAACAAAAATACGAAAAACAATGAACATACCAATGAATATATCAGATGGATTGATAGTGATGTCATTTGTAAACAGTAACTCGACAAGAACACATATTCCTAAAAATAGACAAGTAAGATATACAGGCACAAACGGATATCCAATTGAACATGAGAATTTACCATTTGTAATTGGAGATATTTTAACAATCGAAGAAATATATGTTGAAGCATATAGTTCTAAAGTCGAATTTCAGGAATTCCCTGAATTAAAATTTAATACTGTGATGTTTGAAGATGTCACTAATGAATAAATTATAATGGGGATAATTAAAATTAAATTCGTTTATTTGTTAAAGGTGAGTGAAAATAAATTCCAAAATAATTACAATAAATAAACCAACTGACTATAAAATTATACTCAAATAAAACAAATAGTATGATTAAAGTATTAAAATGTGCGTGTGGTGCGAACGAACACCAAATAATAATCGAAAAAACAGTTGAAGATGTTCGTAATATGGTATATCTATTTCCACATTTAACTAATCGAAGTTTATTTAAAAGAATACTTGTAGCAATCCGATATATACTTGGTTACAAATCTGTAGATGGAGCGTGGGCGAGTATAGTTGTAACGAAAGATAACTACGATTCATTGAAAGAAATTGTCAGTTTTATTGAAAGTAATAAATAGACAAATATACTAATAATTAAAAAGCCATTTTAAATGGCTTTTTTTTGTGTTATAAGACGTTATTATTTCTAGTGATTGTTTGATATTATAAGTATATTATACATCATTAGAACTAAGATTTCGTTATATTATTTGCGTAATACTACATTGATTTTATTACCTTTTAATGAAATTTTAATTTTACTAAGTTTACTAAAAATGTTTTTTGCAATAACATCGATTTCAGTTTTCATTGCATTAACAACATCATCAAAACCTTTAATATGCATTGTTAAATTAATTGTACATAATTTGGCATTGTAGTCAATTGGTTTAAAATCTATATTTACTTTTTTTATTTTTATGACTTGTTGAACTGATGATTCGAATTTGATAATTGGCTGTATCATATCTTGTAACCAATTGATTTCGGTCTGCAATTTTTCTATTTCAGGTTGAAATGTTTGCTGTATATCTATTTTATCATTTTGTAATTTAGTTATTGATGTTTTAAGTTTATCGAAATTTATATTCTCAGAAATGATATTTTCAATCAATCGTACTAATTCTTTTTTATTCATAGTGTGGTCTTTTATATAAATAGTAATATATAAATAAAAACATCAACTGAATATAGTTGATGTTTTTGTTGTTAAATAATATCTAGTTGTTTATTTTATGTTTTTGTATTATTTCTTGGTGCTTATAATTATACAAATTTTCATACAATTCCACTGAAGCTATTTTATATGATAACGTAAATATATCAAATAACATATACAATTTTTGATATAACTTTACATAATCATTATAAAATATCCATATTACATTTTGAATGAATGTTATATTTTGATTGTGATATGGTTTAAATGATTGTGTATATATAATATCATAATATTTACGTCCTATAACATTATTTGTCAATGTTATAAATTTAGTGTATATATTTGATTCATAACGTTTAATAATCATATTGATTTTATTAGTTATATACGACAACAGTTCAATTCGTGTTAATTTAGAAAGCACATTATAATCAATTATGATGAATTTTGATATTTTTATTATAGATTTTAGTTTTTCATATAATATAATATAATATAATTGGCGAATAATTTCATCTGATATATTATTCCCAAAACGATTTGGTATTTTATTTATTGATAATCTGAATAGTGGATGGAATAATAATTTAACTCGTACTATTAAAACTATAATTTTATTATAAATCTTATTCATTTGGGAGGCGTATTTCAATTTGGCTAATTAAGTCAAGAAATGACATTATTGTCCATTCTTTGTTTTTATTATCTTTTATTTTAATTTGTGCTAATAATTTCTCATTATTATCATTCACAATTTGTTGTAAAATATTAAATCCACCTGATGCAAAAAATGTACCCATTTTATTATTAGTACCCAATGTCATTTCATCAAAAATCATATCAGTTTCATCCATTCCAGGTAGTATTAAATAGTAATCAATCATAATTTATCAAATTCAAAATCAGCAACTTTCACACTTTTCATTCTATCAGTTCGGAATGTACGATAAGTATTTTCAAATGAAGTTTTTGTGTGTGGTTTTATGTTTTTATTATAAAATTGTTTTGCTTGTTGTTGTGTCATTTTTAAACGAGGAAATTTCAATTTTAGTATTATGAATTTACGTTGCTTGTCACTACCAATTCCAATTTTATTCACCCATTTTTTAAAATAAGTTGGTCGAATATTTGATATTTTCAGTGCATGCATATATCCATGAAAATTTGGATGTAACACCAGTATTATATATTGCAAAGGTTTTGTCAATACAATCCGTTTACCATATTGACCAACCTTTTTAACTTCATCTAATTTAGTATAAAATAATCTACATACATATCCTGTTTTTAATTTAGATGGTGTAGTATTTGCTGTTTTTTTGATTCGTGTATTATAATAAGTGTAGTATTTACTTTCACTAGGTTTAAATACAGAACGTTTTATTAGTGGCATTTTATTATAAATAGATTTTAATAAAATTAAGTAAACTAAATATATTTACCACTCATATTATTTTTTATTCCTTTGTAACTATTTTTCACCACCAATGGTAGTTTGATACTTTTGGGTTCAAAATTATCTACAGTATCATTTATTATAGCTATCAATTTTGAACTAATAACATCCGTATCAAAGTATTGTATTGCTTTTGCTCGTAATTCACCTGTTTTATGTTTATTTTTATAAATTGAATTCATCTTTTTAATAAACTCATTATCGTCACTTATCGTTGAATACACCATTTGGTTTTTATACATCGTTTGTAATACCTTCAAACCCTTTTCAACTAATATTGAATTACTTGTTGTTTTTACTGTTGTAGGATATGGTTTTTCTTTTGATAATCTGTTTAGTAAATTATAATCAGTCGAATAATCAATGTTAGCACCAGTATTATTAACTACAATCGGTGTACTACAACTAATAGCCTTTAATGTATTATAAGATAAATCATTTAATGGTTTATTGTCGATATACAAATCAGACATACTAAATAGATAATTTAAATCATTATCTGATAATTGCTTTGTAATTGGTATTATATTTAACTTATCTAATAAATTGTTTCGCAAGTAATTTACAATTGTATCATTCCCATCTATTATTATTAATCTAATTTGTTTACGAATACTATGACCAATTGTTTGAATAAATTGAGTAAACACTTCAATATTACGTGGGTGATTTTCTGCAATTATATTGAATTTAGATGTGTTTTTAAAAATCTTGTTCAAATCATTGTTAATGATGTTGCCATTGAAAACATTTGTATTGATATTTGGCGGTAAATAGTTTACTTTTTTATTGAAAGCACGCTTTCCCAATATTAATTTAGCATTAGTGTGTGCCATATAATTCATAGTTAATATTTTATCGGCAAATTCGTAATATGGTTTAAACCCATATACCAACGGTAAATCAATCCAACTATTATATACAATTACTGGTGTATTGTTTAAGATGTTAATATTTTTATCATCAGAAAAAATCCAATCATATTTAGTTAAATCATTAGTTGAAACCATTATTAAATCAGGTAATTCTTCTTCGTATACTTCATTGAATAATTTGGGTGAATTTACTACATCTAATAGATTAAATGGATAGATAGTCATAACACCATTACCAGCAATATTATTTAAATCAATTTTCAATATATTACCAAAATCAGGGTGTTTCATATCATAATAATGAGAAAAATTAACCCATTCGACATTATCAGTAGATGTTTTAACTATCAAATTAAATAACGAAATCGAATGTTCGTCTTCTAATCTTAAATCATTGCTCAATAATAAAATTTTCATGTTTTTATTTTTTTATTGTTAGTTGGTCTTTTTTAAAATTTCTAAATGATGTTTTTATTGTTTTTGTTATTACATCATTTAATATATTTAATGCACTATTAAATTCTTGTGTGTCTTGTTCGTTTAATAATGATAAGTCAATCCCTTTTATATGGGTATTATTTTCTTCTAAAACAAATACTTTTATATCACGAGATGTTTTATCTGTTTTAGTGTATAATCCTTCTACTATTTTCATAATTATTTTTTATATTAAATAAAAACAATTAAATTTTACATTATTAAAAAATAAATTCGTTTATTTATACAAACTAATTATTATACAAATAAGTTTGGAGATGTCAAATATATGGAATTAAATAAAGAAATAATCACATTTAAATTGGCTAAAATTGCTAAAGAGAAAGGATTTAATAATGATACTAATGATTACTATGATATAAATCATATTTTAAAAAAAAGATATGAATTATTTAAAGATAATGTAAATATAGATGGGTATAAACATAATAGTTATATTCCAGCACCAACATACTACCGATTAATTGATTGGATATTTAGTCAATTACCAAATCCAAACTTACCTGATTATGATATTACTCAACGAATATCAGATGCAAGTTGGTTAGAGACATGGTATATTCTTTTAAAAGATACCGAAGGGTCTGATAGTTTTATTCGGAAATTATTTAGGTGGTTTAGAGTGAATACTACATCTTCAGATTTAAAACTTCTTTGTAGTGGACTTTGTATTTATCATACAAGACATATAGATGATAATGAAGATAGGTTTATCGAAACTATGTCATATGAAGAAGCAGAACATGATGGCATACAAAAAATATTTAAGATAATTAAAAATGAGCAATAAACAAGTAATAGAAAATAACATAATCATTGCCAAATGATTAGGTAGAGAACCTAATTATAAACAAGTGATGGGTGATACTCGAATGTATTATCAAATCAATGGTATACATGGAATATATTGTGAAGATTATCTTTCATTACAAAATGATTCCAATTGGAATCATTAAATATTATATAAAATGGATTTAATAAACATATTTTTAATAATAATTGGTATATTTTTTTCTATAATGGTTATTTTATCATTATTCGATAACACAAGTAGATTCAGTCTCAATACTATTATCAATAAATACTGTTATAAACTAATTTTAAAATATACTGACAATCCTTCTCTTGAAAGTGAGTATATTAATACACGAAATATTAGTATTGATTATATACAGCAAAGTACCGACAATACAAATAATCTTATTATTAAGTTTAGACATAATGGTGCACAACAAATATTTACAATGACAGAAGAATTAAATGAACATTATGGTATAATAAATTATCATCAACTAAATAAACTCTTAAAATCAGAAGCATTATAAATAATAAAAATAATATTTTATAAAAAGTTTTAATTGTGACGTGTAATTTATAAAAAGTATTCGAATTAAATAAAAAAACAAAACCCAAATGGAAAATTTATATATTGTAAAATATTCTTCTGGTGAAATTGATGAACGCTATAATGTAGAAATATTTGCAACAATGCATAAATATGTTGCTATAGACTACACGATTAAATTCAATGAAATATTAAAAAGGTGGAAACATTATTATAAACAATATGAAAACCCCGATGGATGGATTAAAGATGAATATGTAGAAAAGTACTTTGATAGATGGTATTGTTTGAAAGATGTAAAAGAATGTTATGTTAAAATACTAGAATTACGTTAAAATAAAATGAATGAAAAAAACAAAAAATCAAAACACGATTGGGAACTTGAAGTTGTTTATAAAAATAGAAAAAAAATAGAACCCCATAGATAATTATGAAGTACTTCTTAGATACTAAATTTCACGAGTATAATAAAAATATTAAGTTATTTGGTAAGCAAATAAAACAAACACCAACATTAGAATTGATAAGTATTGGTATTGTGAGTGAAACACGAACACGAACAATAAGTGTTCCAAATGAATATACGAACATTGGCGTAACCAATTCAAAATTAACCGCTGACACAAATGATTCATGTAATTGGAATACTTGGGAATATGCACTCCCAATTGGAGAATATTCAATTACATCAATAAAAGATAATCAAGTTAAATTAAATTATTTTACAACGTATTATGCAATATGTAATGAATTTAATTTAAAAGATGCATGGGAAGATTTATGGTTACGTAATAATGTACTAATTTCAATATATCAAGGACTGAAATTAAATGATATTCGTAATAGTGATATAGGAAAAGAAACATTACATATAGATTTTAATGACTGGACTGAATTTCCTAAAATATATTATAAAGATTTAAAACAGCTTATTAACAAATATGGTAAATCATCAAATCAAATATCTACTGAAATTGAATCTTTTTTAGGTACTGAAAATGTTGAAACAAAATTTGGTACAATTGAGAAAAAATATCCAAATGAGAGGGCTCAATTTTATGGATATTATAATACGACTGATTGGATGTTATTTTATAGATTATTTGATACTAAATTGTTGAATTTACCACCTAATATTAATTGGACTTGTTTTGATTTGAAACAAGATTTGGACATGATTGTCCAATATAAAGCAAATGCAATTGATAAACAGTCTGACAGTGTTCCAAGTAAACAAACATTTGATAGTGTCTTATATGAAATAAAATCATCGCCAAACTACCCAACGCAATACAATGAACATAAATCAATTGATGATGCTGTTTGGAATAAGAAGTTATATACATTTTTAAAACACCAATTAAATGAAATTAAATGACAAAAGAAGAATTAAAACAAAAAATTAGCGTAATAATATCAGCAGAAAGTACAGGAAATACCAAATGTGATGAATTACTTGTACTTATTGATGATATAATGATAGAAGAAGAGATGGAAACAAACGTAGAAATAGTAAACGATATAATGGAATGGTTACATGTTAGAAACCACCATAAAATAGCTGATGATATAGGTTGTACCTTCAAATAAAATGATAAAACAAAAAAACCATATGTAGATATTTACATGTGGTTTTTTTGTTTTTATAACAGACAATTACATTATATCAAAGGGGCTTTTGGATGTGTTACGTTTGAGTATATAATTTAAAATCACTTCAAATACGTCATGTTTATAGAATTACACCTAACTCATTAAACACTTGTTTTATGGTTTTCGGTGAACCATTCTTCTCATATACCAAGTCTCCAATTTTCTCCAAACACAACCATTGTCAGTTGGAATCATTTAGAAATTTCAATTCTCAACCTCTTCATACCAATATGCAACATTTTTAAATTTATTAATGTAATCTTGATTATGTGGTATAAATTCAATTATACTTTTAACCACACTATCAAATTCTTTGCAATAATAATACCCTATTTTATCAGGTAATCTTTCTTTTGTGTATACTTTTACTAATACTTTTTTTGGTATATATTCTATATAATAATCACATGTATTAGTATTACCATCATATAACATTTCCGTAAAATATGATTGATATAATTCGTTTGTTTTTCCTTTAAATCTGAGACATGTATCTTTGAGTTTACATTCGTCTCCTTTACACATTGTTATATCCATTTGTTTTACTTATTTTCATTATATTATAACAAACAAAACTATCACCAAGTTTATGTATAGTTAAGTTTGTTATTTACATCATGATTTATCTAATGATTTTGTTTCAAGTAATAAGAAATCAAAATTCTTATATTTCAATATATCCAATGAATATCCTTCACGTCTAACAACGATACCTTCACTTGGTACTTTATTATTACACATATTACATTGTGTTAACCAATATTTATCTTTTAATACTATTAATAATTTTTGTCTCCAATCATGTAAATCAACATCATTATATCCAAATAATTCATTTGCTGAACCATAATATAATTCAGGTACTGGTTTTACATTAAAAACCTTACACCAATCTTGAACTTGTTTTGCTGAAAATTCAAATACTATACCAGATTCATTTGTATATGTCAGTCTATACACATATATACCAAAATGAACACCTTCAGTATATTCATTATCATCATCGTTTGGATTGGTGTATCCATAGTCAAATGGCTTTTGTATCATTGTTCCATTTGGCTCATATCCTACTAATTCATAATAAGCAGTCATTCCTTTGGGTAATAGTGGTGATATTAATTCGTGTGCTGTTCTACGTAAATCTGCTTTTTGATGATATTGATTTTCCTTTCGTATCCATTTGTTTTTAATTACTTTCCGACTAGAATATAATCCAGTGTTACTATAATAAGACGTGTTAATATTAACATTTAATTTCAACAATAATTTTTCAATTAAATTGAGTTTTCTTTTGACTAATACATTACTACTTATAGCACTAGTACCATGTAATTTATATGTAATAGAAATAAGGTCATGCGGATTAAATCTATCGATAAATTTACCCAATTGTAATGTGTCTACATGAAATTTAAATTGATTATCTATTACTTGATTAAATCCAGTTGGTTTGTTATTATTTGATTGTCCTTTTTGACGTTTAATTGGTAATTCATATTTATTACACACAGCAACACCACCAATTGTATCAAATTCATCTCCTAATGTTAATGATTTTGCAATGTCATCATTGATATATGATAAGCTATCTAACGGCATTAATAACCCATTTGATTCATAAGTCCCTTTATAAAATTTAATAGCTTTAATTCGTCTTTTTTTATAACTGATATACCCTTTTTTTGTAGTATCATTGTTAAATTCCTTTTTATCGAATAAATCATTGAATTTACAGTATTCAGATGAAAGCTGAGTTTCAACTGGTATATATAGTGCTAAATCACCTTTTTTAAATATACTTTTTCCTGTTATCACAAGGTTACCAAATACATTTTTATGAACAATATTGTCCATATTTGGTAACTTAATGTCATCCCCAAGTTTTACAACAGTAAAACAATAATTAGGGTTAGTTGGTTTGTTTAGTTTCATAATTCAGTTTATTTTAAATAAATGTAATTAATTTTTATATTGTTACACACACACATTTATTAGTCTTTATTATCAATATAAATATAGACTATTCTTAAAAATACGATAAAACTAAGTTCGATACTATGTATTGTTACAACCATCGCTATTAGAATTAGAATTAAAATTCGTTGTTTTACAGTTATAGCAAGTAGTTTATCAAGTAATTTATCCAATACTAATAACAATTTGTAGCTAGTCCTTTTTAATATTGTATTTTTTAATAGAGTCTTGTATTTCATTTGTTCATTAGGTTCGTCATTTTGTCTATTTTTAATATTCATTATTTTACCCATAATCATTTAATATAAAATGTCTTAACTCTTTTAATTTGTTTTAAAATTAAGTTTAGTGTTTAAAAAATTTCTAAAGTTACTAAAAGAATTATAGTTTTGGATTTTAATTGTTGTAATTATATTTTTTATAGTTAATTTAATTAATTAGATTCCATAAATATTACCATATTATAATAACCTGTGAGTTTTCTAGTATCTTCATAAGATGCCGAGAATGTCATAGTTAATATATTATTTATATCTGTAGTATTAACTTCAAGAATTAAAATCTCATCATTATAGCAATATATTTCAACATTATTATAAAGAAAAAGTACATTTTTTCCATGTATTACTAATGTGCATGTATAATTTGGATTTAATTCTTTTCTAAATACTATATCATTACCAACACTTATAGTATTAAAGTATGATGCAACAACTATTCCAAGTGTATCATATGATGCAACTAAATTTTCATTTTTTAACTGATTTTGTTCAAATGATTGCCCAAAAGTAATACTAATTAATGATAATAATAAAATTACCAATAAAACTGATTTTTTCATAATACAAATTGTTTTTAAAGGTTTAATATTTAAAAATTCTTTTTTATATGAAATTGCGAGTTTCTCTTTTCTTAAAATTGCGGTGAGATATTTTAAAAGAAATGATTATAAAAAAGAATTTTATTTTTTTATTTACAAATAAAGTAACTTTTTAATTAAGACATTCAATATAAACATAACAACCAACACATCAGCACTTTATATTACTTTAATATAAATATATATAAGATTTTCACGTTTTTTGACACTTGAAAAGTATGAGATTTATATTATAATTTCACATACACTTACATAACAGCATATAATACACTATTTTAATATTGAAAGGTTTCATATGTTTGTAATGCTATGTATAAGTAGTGTACATGATATTTATTATAAATTATTATAATTAAAACTTAATTTATTATACATATAATTATTTTTCAGATTTTAACAATTAGTTCACATTTAGTTTTTGTATTTTTATTGAAATGTGATGTGTTATTCGACAATTTATATAATATATCACTATCTAAATTTAACTTATCATATGTATTCATATCCATATTAATAAACACATTTTTATAATTATAAAATGTAGATATAAAAGTATTTTTCCAATCGTCAATATCATTATATGTAAAATATTCAGATTGATTATAATATATCTCAGTATCATAATATGGAATAGATGTAAATACTAAATCATAATCACCGTTATATTTAAAATCTTCCCATTTACAATTGTATAATTTAATTTGTTCCTTTTTCACATCCGAATTACTAATAATAATATCTCGTAATTCTAATAGCTCATTAAAGGTTGTTTTATTTGGCTCACAGCCAATATATGTTCCAAGTGGATACTTGCTACTGAATCCTAACAATCTACCCCAAATCCAACACAAGGGTCGATTACAGTTGGATTAGTTTTGTTAGTTAATAGCTTTTCATATATTGCAACAGCGACAATCGGTTTAAAGAAACTAATTGATAATCTATGTTCGGTTAATCCTTTTAATACATTATGAATAGTAAAGTCCGATATTTTAGTTGAAAAATTTATTCCAATTATATATCTGATTACTCTTCCCATAATATCATCATCGAACCAAGCATCAACAATAGATTTTTTATCTTTAAACTTACTATTCCAATAAGATTTAAATATTGTTTTTAAAAAGTATACACCTATTATTGATGTGTTGTTATTAAATACATTATCTTGTAATATTGTTGATGTATTATATTTATATATTTTACTAATTATTTCACGTATATCATTATTAGTATTTACAGGATATGGAAATAATGATTGTGATGTTCTAATTTCTGTTAATAACGATGGGATATGTTTTATTAAATTGAGTTTTCCATTTGCAGTTATATAATCACTAAAATAGCTTTTAGGTACTATTATTTCACTATTATTTAATGAATAATCGGATGTGATATTTCGTTGTGTTGTTATACCTGACTGTAATTGGGATGACATTACTGATACTATATCATCCAAACCATATTTTTGTTTATATTCTATTAGTGTTGTATCATGTTTTTTCAGATGCGTATTATTGATACGCTTCATGTATTTACCGCAAATTTTGCATATAACATAATTTTCTTTATATCTAGTATCTATTTTTTTATCTAAATTAAAATATGTTTTGAAATCTGGAAATTCAGATACACATTCAAATTCAGATTTATTATGTGTATTTAATATATGTACGGAAAATTGCCCACTTAAATTATTTACATCAATTGTTGTCCAATCACAATACGGACATTTAATAGTTGGTTTGTCGTCTACTGTAATGACATCAAAATGACCAAGTGCATTTTTATCAACTATACCATGCTTAGATTTTAAATGCTTAGTTAATCCACCACTTTTATTAATTAAGTCTGTATATTGTTTATCACAATATTTACATTGCATTAGCTTCATTTATAATTTTAATATAAATAAAATAAAAAAAATCCTGATATTTCTATCAGGATTTTATTGTTGTTTTACTTAAAGCATCACTCAAAATAACGCTTGTAAGTAACTGTCTATATGTACTGTAAGTCAGAAATTTTTAATGAAGCGTAAAACTCCTTACGAACCATTTTCTTAGCGTAACGTGTCATAACGCCTTTTCTTGGAGATAAGTTAGTTGGGTCATAAATGATTGGAGTCATTACTAAAGGAATGTAAGGTGCATATACTGCTCCTGTTTCCAAGAATGCTGTACCTCTATATCCCATTAATACTGTATCTTCAAGCATGTAAGGGTTTTTATAAACAGTATATCTGTTATTAAAACTACCTACTTTTTGAACACCCATTGCAAAGCTCATTTGATTACCGTCTGTAGCTACTTGGAATCCTGGAATTGATTCTAAAACTGTTGCTACTTTCGGAGAAAGAACTATGAAGTTTGCTCCACCACGCATAGTTTTTTGGTGAATTAAGTTTGAAACTTTTTGGATTTTTGTTCCAAGTGTTTTAAACCATTCTGGTTGTGTATAAGATAGTGTTCTACCTTCTTCTGCATCTTGTGTTCCAAATGTATCAGACCCTAAATAAACATTACCAATTTTAGCAGACCAAACGTCAGAAGTTACAGCGTTAGTAAGTAACATTTCTAAAATTTCTAAATCAATTTCCATTGATATGTATTCTGATAAGATTGCTGTTAATTCAGCTTCTGCATCAATTGAATGATATGCATTTAAATCTTGTGCAAATTCTGGTGTCCATACCGCTTTTAACTTTCTTGTTTTAGCAACAATAGGTTCGCTTCTTAATGCAACATCTATTTCAGGAATATCAAGTGCATTAGCACCAACTGTAGTTGGACTATATTTTTCTGGAGAAGTTGTTCCGTCTGCCCATGATGGGTCACCAACAGATTCAAAATCACCTCTATTATAATCAACTGGTTGTTTATGATATTTGATAACTAATGTTGAATCTGTATCAATTGGGTCAGCGTATTCATCAGTTGCAGTCATAAAGAATGTTACTTTTGTTTTACTAAAAGCACCAGTTTCATCAATTGGTTTTGTGTATGCTGGGTAAAAATTATTCATAGTTGTAACACCATCAGCGTTTTCAACTGTAAATGCTTTCACACCATTATAATCAGATTCTAAGTTTTCTAAGTTAAAAGTAACTTTTCTAATAGTTTTTGCTGTAACACCTGCTTTTAAAGATTCGTTAAAATTAACATCTTCCCAAGTTGAATCGTTTACTGCAAATGGAGTAATAGAAACACTATTATCATTAATAGAATATCCAAATCTACCTGCACCATATAAACCACCTGTTGGTTCACCTTCCGCAGAAGTTACACCATAAATAGTATTTTCTTGATGTGTTGGTCCGTCAGCAGTTGTGAAACCAGGTTGATTACTTCCATATTTAAAATCAATAAAGAATACTAATCCTGATGGTAAATTCATTGGTTGAATTGAAACGAAGTCTTTCGATGCAATTTCACCAAAAATTCTACGTACTAATGGAAGTGCAACACCTGACCATTCTTCTGCAGAAGGTCCGCCTGTTTTACTAACCTCATCAATAAGTTGACGAGCTTGGTTATCAAGCATAATTGCCATACCATGTTTATCATATCCATCACCAAGTCCTTCTAATAGACCAGTTTTATCCCAACGGTTTACTAATTTCTTAGTTTCTTCGAATTGTCTACGGTGTAACGCTTTTGTTCCACCTTGTGCCATAATGTCGTTAAATAAATTCATTATTTTTTATTTTTTAAGTTTTTTTTTAATTTTCTAAGATACCTGCCAATTGTTGAAAACGTTTTGCTTGTGAATTCAATTCATTACTTATAATTGGTTTAGTTGACGTTGTTCTCTTTGAAGACACGCTCTCAGTTAATTTTTTTTGTTTTGTTTTAGTTCGTTTATGCGAATTCACTTTTAAAGAAGATTTTAATGTTTCATAAATAAGTTTTGCTTCTTTAATTGACGATGCCTTATCAATTGTTTCAAATACTTTTTGTTTAGTATTTTCTTGTAAATTATCAGCTTTCCAAATTTTATTAGTGTATAATAACTTTGCATTTATTAAATTCACTTCTTTAATTTGTTTTTGTTGAAAATTGATTATTTTTAGTGAACGTTTTAATTGTACTTTTGCATCTTGCAATTGTTCCATTAATTGTTTCATTTGTAATTCTGCTTCGTCTTCTTCTTTAATTTGCGAACTTACTTCATTGAATAATGATTCCAAATCTAAATCTTCATCAAGTTCTAACTCGTCTTCAAGTTCTAATTCATCTCCAAGTTCCAATTCAAGTTCATTATCAATTGATAAATCCTCTTCTTCAAGGTCATCAAGTTCTAAATCTAACTCGTCTTCAAGTTCTAACTCGTCTTCAAGGTCATCAAGTTCTAAATCTAACTCATCATCAAGTTCTAACTCATCATCAAGTTCTAAATCTAACTCGTCTTCAAGTTCTAACTCGTCTTCAAGTTCTAATTCATCTCCAAGTTCTAACTCATCATCAAGTTCCAACTCATCATCAAGTTCTAAATCTTCTAATGTAATAAAACTTTCTAAGATTTCATTTTCATCATTGCCAATTAACTCATCTTCATCTTCATCATCATTAATCTCAAATTTTAATTTAGGATTATATGAATCTGACATAAAAGACTTTGTTGTTTGTCTAGCAGTTTCACGTACTAATTTTGCTTCGTCTATTGCTTCTTGCAATAAATCATTGATTTTCTTGTTCTTTTTCATAATTCTTTTTTTAATTTTGTATTATATTACAAAAATATGGGTTAATTATCAATTTTTATTAGTAAAAATTATTAATAATATAATTATTTGACTCTATATTATAATAGAGTATTAGGTAAGAATCTTATTCTTTATTATATATAGTATAAAAAAATAATTAAAATTAAATATGACATCCATAACCATTATAATTATTCATTCGCAATGACGATTTAATATCATTTGTACTATTTAATGACAATTTTGAATTGTATGTTGATATAAAGTATTCATCATCAAGAATACAAAATCGTAATCGTGATAATACTTCACTACTATTTATTCTATCAATATAATTGTAATCACTTTCTCCTGTATATTGATTTATTTGCTGTATATAATTCGATACATTCTCATTATACAATGTTTCAATATCATTTGATGTTAAATGTCCATCGATTATTGTTTTATACAATACTAATGCAATACGCTCATCAAAGTCAATTACATTTGGATTAGAACTTATTCGTAAAAAATGATATATACTTTGCTCATCATCATTATAATAAGTGAATATTGATTCTATTGCTGTAAATAAATTTGTTAATTCCATAATATTTTTATATAAATATTGTGATAATAACAAAAAAAATTGTTTTATTTATAAAAAACTAAAATAATAAACATGTTTATACGAAAACAACACCACATAGAATTATCAAATAGTGACATTGTAGATTTCTCTGCAGGTATAACAAAAGGTAGAATATCACAAACACGAACAGATGCACAGAAACAATTATTGTGGAATCGGTTATTAACAGAAAGCGGAGGAAAGGCATCAAGTGTATTTGAATTTGTGCCAATAATATTAAATCAAACATTATTAAATAAAATACAATCAAAATTTAATACTGACTATGCATCATTTGTAAATAAAATTACTCGATATTCGTATGTTACATTGAATGAAAACAATGAACCAACATATTTTACAAATTTACGAACATTATTACGAGCTAATATAAATGAATCAATTTTAAATGACATTAAAAACGAAAATATTGATATGTCTTTGTTTGACAATTTTAAAATTATATGGGGACATGTTCCATATAAATTCATTTCTCATTTAGTACGACATCGTAAATTTTCATTTGAAATTGAAACTTCTCGTGATAAACGATACAAACCAACATTCTACATTCCAACCGAACTATCTATCACACAGCAATCGTTAATTAAATTTACAAGTAAAAAATTATATCAATTAAGTTTATGGCTTAAACGTAAAGGCATTAAATCAGAGATTGCTAATATGTTTTTACCTAGTAATCGATTAGTGTATTTTGCTATGGCTGGTTGGAAGAATGACTCAGATACATTTGATAATCTGTTCCATGTACGAAGTGAAAACACAGGTACACTGAATATAACAAATACATTGGTAAATAACATAAAAAAAATAATAAATGAATAATATTCACACACTAGGAGAAATCAACAACAATCCACATAATTATAAACTATGTGATATATGTGGTAATATAAATTGGCATGATAATTTGAAATGCCATGTTTGTGAAAATGAATTACATTATAAAGTGTCAGCAGGTGTTATAATTAAGTATATTGAATCGCAAATTACAAAATATGTAAATGAAAAATACACATACAAACAAATATATATGATACAAAAACAAATTTAAAAAAATAAATAGAATGAAATCATCAGTATACATCAATCAACCTGCACGTATAAATAATTTAGCACTAGAACCCAAAATATACAATGAATTATTATTAGTTGATAAAACGTCTGAAACAATATCAACAATTAAATATAGTAATTTAAACAGTGTCATACATAAAAATATAATAGTAAATAATGCAAATATAAATAAAACACTCATTCCCAATATAAAACAAAAATCGAAGGGGGTACTTAATTTATATATTAGAAATCATATACATAACAATGTGTACAATGGCATTTTTATAAATACAAATACTAATAAAATAGCACCGTTGTCAAATGGAACTATTATCAGACGTGGTAAAACAACAATAACAGTTCTTGATACGATTGGTAAATTTAGAGTACTTGAGATTACTAATATTGACGATTCTTTACAAGAGCATTTACCGTCATATCTAAATAAAACAGATAAAGATTTTATAATTAAATCATCAACATATAACACAACATTTAAACCAAATGCATCGACTTATCCAGACTTCGACAAAAATGCATTTAATCTTCAACGAATTGAATTATATGTCGATGATATTGTGAAACACAATGTATATAATTATTCAGATATATTCAAGCGAAATGTACTGAGAATTACAAACGACTTGGATTTTTTTGATTATCCTATTTCATATTATGAAATTAATAATGCGGAGTCATTAAATGAAATACATCACACAAATCCACTTGTAATTGGCATTGATGCGTTACTCGCACTTGAAACTAATTTCTCACATATAAAATCATATCATAACAATAATGATATTATCAAAGAAAAATACTCGATGTTCAATCTAACGAAATATCAATTATTATCACATATTCCGATACATGAGTATGATAAATTCATTTTAAATGGATTTATTGGAAGTAAATTGACAAATAAAATATATCAATATATAAACACAAATAATATCAATATAGGTATATTTGGTCAACTAATGCTAATAAAATAAAATAACATGAAATTATACGAAAAAACAAAAAAAGCAATCGAAAAATTGGAGTCTAAATTTTCACCCGAAATTTTAAAAATGAATCCATTTGAACAAAAATTATATTCAATCCGATATTTTAATGATAGGAAGGGGAGTCTATTTAAACAACTCAATGATTTGGCGGATACTAGATTAATTATACAATTAAAAAACACATTCTCACCAAATATAATAAACATATTAAAAAACTCAGAATTCAATTATTATTGGTTGTATGAAATTGCTCATAAATATAAAGATAATCGAATCATATTAATAATGCTAAACGCAATATCAAATATTAACACAGCCCAGCATGGAAGATACAAATAAAAAATACGAAATTATATTAAATGAACAACAATTAGTTTTAATTGAAAGTGCAATGGAATTAATCGGTAGAATAGGATTATTACAGTATAAAGAAATATTTAGATACATCAATTCAATTGAATATGGTGTTAATAAAAAAAATGTCATATCAAATGATTTTATCGATTTATTTACCAAACAATTAAAATCACATGTTGTTGGTAACACTACTGATGATGAATCGTTAACATTAAATAATGCATTTCGTGGAATTACATGTGATGAAATACCAATCCAATCGAAACAAGCATTCGATATATATCAAGTACTACGATATACTCGTAGCTGGGAAAATGCAGAACATCAACCAATTGATAGGTGGGTTCATACATCACAATATATATCGGTTAATTATGATAACCCAATAAAATTTAGTAATTTACCATTAATAAAATGTACTCATATTAAAAAACAAAAAGATGAATAATAGTGAAATTTTTAATATAGCAGTTACCAAAGATGTTGAAAATAATTTATTTGTGTGTGAAGCCCCATTGAGTTTCTTAGAAAAAAAAATATTCGATGGAACAATTTTACAAGATAATCTCAATAGTTACGAATTGAATAAATTTAATGATGATTATAGATATTTTATAGTTAAAATAAAAGCCAACTACCAATTTGTAGATGGAACTGGACATACACATGAAGGTAGTTTTGAAGTTTTGAGTGTAAACCCAATCCACATTAAACCATTGTTAAATAAAAATACAATTAAAAATAACATATACTTCGGATGAAGTAAATAACGATGATAAATGGGTAATTGATAATGTGTTTATGTCGTATGGGTTCTAATATAAACATCACCAAAGCAAAAAAATCCCATATTACATGGGATTTTTTTATCTAATCAAAGATGTTTTGGGTGTCGTTTTCGTAACTTCATATAACTCACTTTGTTTATATGATGATGGTAATACATATGTCTGACGAGTTTCAATATCATTAAACATAATTCGTTTAAATGTATTAACAATCTTTTCAACATTGTCGTATTTAGCAATAAACGTAGAAACATGCTCACCATAATACATTGGTGATGTTAGTGGAGTCATTAAAATATTACCAGTTCCACTTTGATATAGTTCTGTTACATTTGAATAATAATCATAATAAGTATTAAAATGTTCATATGCATATTTATTAATTATTTTAGGTTGGACAATTATATCACCAAATATAATTTTAATATATGGTTCAGTTTGAAATATATTTTTTTGAATGAATGTTAATTCATTATTGAATAATATATAGCTTGAAATTTGTCCTTGATATATAAATCCTGAACGGAACTTATTAAAACTATCAGAATTACTTGCAAATAGTTCCCAAGTAGAATCCATATTTTCACCTATGTATATTACATTTGAATCATTTGCTTGAATCATAGTTCGTACACTCGGCATACTACTTGTTGTTGAATTTTTAATTAACCATAATTGTATATTAAATGGATATGATTTTAAATATGTCCTCCAATATAATGATACATCTTTATATTTAGGTTTACTTAAATACGATGAATATAATTCATTGACAGAGTTGAGTGTTATCATATTATTTATTATTTAGTTTTTTTTATTATTTTTAAACATATATTTAATAAATGACCAATATTTACGTTTGTTTAAATATGAAAAATCATATTGATTTGTGTATGCTTCACGTTCAAACATAATTTCACGATGCGTATCAACTAAGTTTCCATACTTAAGAAATTTCAATATAAAATCAATGCCATATAATATATAAAAGAATATAAATAATAATTCTTTTTGTTGTTGAGCATGAATTGATTCGTGATTAATAAGTCTTTTATTGTTTTCTTGTCCTTTTCTAATGAATATGCCAAATGGCATCAGTGTAATACCATTTATTATAAAAGGCAACATTTTCATATTCTGTAAGAAATTTGGTAGTCTTCTTATTTTCATTATTTTATTATAAATAGTATTTAATAACTATTTAGTTATATTTATATAAAAATATTAATATGAAAAATGTAAACCAACAATTAACAAGTTTAATCGAATCAATAGTTAGTAAAACATTGAATGAAAGTGATAAAATTAAATTTAACAAAAAAACAACAATAAAAGATATTATTAAACTACGTGATAATATCAAACCAGCGTATAAAAAGCTGGACGATGAGCTTGAAGAGTTTAAACGTGAAAACAATTCCAAAAAATGGAAACTAAACAAAACATGGGAATCAGTTAAAGATGCTTACATCGAAGAATTACGTAAAGAAATACTAAAGTTGGTAACACCTGATAACGCTCGTGTACCTGTTAAAAATGGGAATAATAATTTAATGGAATTCTTCTTTCAAGATAAAAACAATAACTTTTTTAAATTGTCAACCCATATCTCGTTACATAGTAGAACTCTACATACTTTCATGATTCGAGATGAAACTAACATTAAACATACAATTAATGGTGATTTGAATATGGTTTTGACTCCTAAACAACAGGCGATATATTTAGTAAAATTACTTAAAAAATATGCTAAAGAGTTCATACCAACATATGAATTCAAATAACAAAATAACAAAATAACAAAAGAATAAAATATACAAACCAACAATTAACAAGTATAATAAATTAGATAAAGAATATACAATCGGAATGTTCTAAGTAACATTATATATAATAAAAAAACAAGTAAAATATTTACTTGTTTTTTTATGTAAATATATATTATTCAAAAAAAATTACTTTATTTGTATAAAATATAAATTATGAAAATATTCGCAGTTGAATTCGAGTCTAGTGATGTTATAATAACTGACACTATTACACGTCTAATCGTAGAAATAACAAAATTCAATGATGATATATCAATGACATTTGAAGAATGCTTCAAACGTTTACAAATTGCATTTCCAATGTTTGAATATAGCTTCTCACATGATAATACATCTGTTATATTCGTAAGTGAAAATAATTATAGAATTATAAATATTTATCATTGTAAATTTTAACTTATTAAAAAATAAAAAATACATATTAAAAAATAAACACATGAGTAATTTAATAATGATACTAATATTTATATATATATTTTTCATAATGATATCATCAATACCATATGAGAAAGTATCTGACATAATTATCCTTCCTACTGTATTTACTATGTTACTTTTATTATACTTATTTAGTAATATCACTGATACTAATGTATTAATACGTATTTATTTATTTTTATGTAATGTATTATTTTTATTATATGTTAATACTTTTGTTCCATATGATAATATTAACAAACCACATACAATAAAAATATTCTTATTTATATTATCGGTAATATATGTTGTTAATATTAAATATAATTATTTTTAGTAAACTATACTATCAAATACCGATATAGTACACCGTAATTTCACTTATAAACAATTATATATACAAAGTAATAGTTTCCATTCATAAAAACTGAAAATCGTGGTGCACGAATGAGACATGGTATGCATGATGAACTATTTAATGATGTGGATAATATAGTTAAATATACTAAATTAGTAAAAAAAATGAAAAATAAAACTCAAATCTCAATCTATTTATATAAAAATAATAACATGAATTACGCAAACAATTTAAAAACACATATTATAAAGGCAACGATATTATAAATAAAAAGCGGAGTAGTGTTTTTATGAATACAGTTACACTCGACCAATTTATAGATTTTACATATAAAAAATATTCTGAATTTTGCTTGGTATTGGTATAAAACCTGTTACAAAATCAAAATTTCTAAGAACAGAAGCTATATAAAAAATATTAAATAATTTCAAATGAAAAACGACACACTATTTAACATACTAATTCGTACAAGTAATAGACCAAATTACTTTAAAAAGTGTATTGAATCTATTCGTCGTCAAACATATAAGAATTATAATATAATAGTAAGTGTCGATGATGATTTCACATGGAATTATGTCAAAGAATATGATGATATAACAATAGTTCGAGTTAAATACATTCATCCAACTGATATAATAAATGTACCACCAAAAAGAAGACCAGCACCGTGGAATCTATATTTAAATGAATTATTAAAATATACCAAAAATGGATATGTTTTGTATATTGATGATGATGATATGTTTAATTTGGACAATAGTTTATTAAAATTAAACACTTTAATAACATCTGTTAATAATTTTGTTATGTGGCAGGTATTATTTCCAAATAATATTAAAATACCAAATGATGTAAACTTTTTAAAATATAAACATGGTCACCCACCCATATCTGCACAAGTATCTATATTAGGATTTTGTCATTCGACAATATACAATGATTCAATTGAATGGACTCCCTATTCATTTGGCGATTTTCGTGTTGCAACTAAGTTATATGAAATTTCCATGATTAAACTATTTATTAATGATTCATTAACTACTTTACAAAGAACATCTGCAAATGGAATGGGAAAAAGAGATGATTTACCAAATGAATGATATTATAAATCCATGTACAAACACTATTTACACAAGAAGTAATCCAATTACATTAAAATGAATTTAGAAATAGGAAGTGAACGAGTAAACAGCCAACTCGGAAACAATTGGCATACAATGGATATTATAGATGGGAAGAATATTGAGTTGCTTACTAAAACACGTGGTTATGACCACTGATGTATTAATTAGGGTATGATTGGTACAAAATAAAATTAAATTTTAACATTTTTTAATATAATTAATTGGTATATTAAAATCATTTTTGGACTTTTAATTGCATTGGTTTTATATTTATATAAAAATAACATGAAAAGATTAGTACAGTTAATAGAAACAATTGTAAAAAAACAATTAAACGAGTCTGGTTATGCAAGAATAGCATTAATTATGAAAGGATTGGTTAAAAGTATAAATACGTTTGGTGTGGTCACTGCCATGAATAAAAATGGTAAAAACCAATCATCGAAAGAAAACAATCAACAAAACGATAACCTTAAAAAAGTAATCAGACAACTTGGTTATGGTTATCAAACAGTAATTGGTTATTATGGTAATAAAGAACAATCATTCTTCATTCCAAATATAACCAAAAAAGATATATTAACACTTGGAGAAATGTTCGACCAAGAAAGTATATTATATGGTAGTAAAGTAAAAACAACTAAAGATAATAAATCATATAATGGTATGAAAATGCAAATGATTTATACAGATGAACGATTTGGAAAAGTTATTTCAGAACGAAATGTCTTTATAAATGACAATGATGCTAAAGATTTCTTTACAATTGTAAAGGGTCGCAAATTCATAATTCCATTCTTTGATGATTCATTTGAAATACCTATTAACACACAAAAAAATAAAAAAAATGGGAAAGAACCGAAAAGACAACGAGGACGTACCAATTGAAGTTGTTCGTGAAATAAAAATTTCAACTGATAAAATTCTTGATGAAAATGCTACTGTAAAATCGAGAATGACTAATTGGTATTATATCAAAAAGTTAATCAAAACATATATTAAAAAAAACGATATTGAATAATATCGTTTTTTTTTGTTTACATGTAAATATCATATGAATTATCATTCCATATAAGAATATTACCATACATGTCATCATCATCAATTTCACGATAATTAATTTCAAACACTTCTAAATCAGGAAATTTATTATTTATAACATACCATATATTATTTATTTTATCTTCAGTTTTTGCTTTTCGCAATGCTTTAAATAGATTATCTAATCTTATTACATCTGATTTCTTATTCACCACATATAAATTATGAATAGCAGTATGCATATCTCTTGTATTGATAGCATATTGTTCAATTTTACTATTTTCACTTAATTTACGTTTAACAACAATTTCAATTAGTTTAATTAATTCTTTTTTATTCATTATATAATTTTTATATAAATATAACAATATATTTAAAAAAATTACTTTATTTATAAAAAGAATGAAATAATGGAAGAAAATAATATAATACTAAATTTCATATGTGGAGTAGGAATTGATAATGTTGATGTTGTAGATTTAAAAACCGCACAATATATAAAAAAACAAGGATTTAATAAACCAACCCATTGGTATTGGTTGGATATAGATATTCCATATGTTAAAAAAGGATTAAAACGTGTTAAGATGAATACAAGACGAATGAATCATAATAAATACGATGAATGTATTTACTCAGCACCAACACGAAGTGAAATAACAACGTGGATTAATTCACGTAATAAAAACAATTAACAATGAGCAAATTAGGACTATCAAACAGGATATTTTTCCAATTTTTATTTATTAGATTGACGAAACATATGGAAAAACAAAAAGTGGATATTATAAGTGGGAAAGAAAAATCACAAAGACCCACATATCAAGATAAATCATATTAATATTCAATAATGTATTTCGTTCTACCATTTTCAGGATGGAATAGTAATTTTATTTATCTAAATAAAAAACCCAAATTTAGAAAATTATCAAATAAATTATCAATTCGGATAAATCAAATACTATATTAAAAATGAAACCCATATTTCAAAATATATAACATGAGAATATTTGTAGTTGGTACTGGTCGGTGTGGTACTGTGACATTTTCAAAAGCAACCACACACATAAAAAATTATACAAGTGGACATGAAACAAATACATCTGGATTAACAAATAATAATCTCAAATATCCCGATAATCACATTGAAATTGACCATCGTATGAGTTATTTCATTCCGATATTAAAAACATCATATCCAAATGCATATTGGGTACATTTACAACGTGAAAGAACGTCATGTATTCATAGTTTAGCAAAACGACAAAGTTTATTGAAATTTGGTTCGTTTCATCTAGGTAGTACACAACATAAAATATTAAATTTAGCTGAATACTACTATGAGAATACAAATATGTTAATTACTCAATTAGTGCCAAATGCACAACATATATGGTTACATGACATATCAGAAGGATTTAAGTTATTTTGGGAAAAGATTGGTGCAATTGGTGATATTAATATTGCAATGAATGAATTATCAATTAAATATAATAAATCATAATATATGATGAAAATAAAAGGATTCAAGATACAGCGTGAAAATCAATTAACATACAAAAAGAAAGCATTACTTAAACAAGGAACTAAAGTTAAGTTTAAATGGCATGGAAGTAATAGTCTTTATATTGGTAGGATTGAACTTAATGAATATGGTGATATTTATTTTATAAATGAGAATTGCTTTGAAAATGATAAATTAAAATATGAAGAATTACGATACTATAATACTTTAGCTAGTTTTTTTCCTTTTACTTACTTTGAAATATTGAATTAACCTTTCAGTAAAATAATAAATATTATAACATATATTACTTTTTTCATAACTTTACATATTCTAAAAATTCGTTATTTTCATATTTTTTACGTATATCTACGATACTATGCCCAAATGTCTTTTGAAAATGTGGTGTGTCTCCTCTAAAATTAACTTCACTACCCCATTCCCAATTATATGATTTAAATATTTCAACAACTTGCATCCAATCTTTTTCGTTGTCATTGTTTATATCATAATTCATATTATAAGCATTATGTCTATCAAGTAAACAAAAATCCAATGCAAGTCTATAATTATGCCAACTCTGACCGCCCTTTGCATTTGTCACTACTCGATTTTCTTTTTCTGACAGCTGGTATAGATTATTTTTCTTCCGTAATATATTTAATTCCTTTAAATTCATCCTACCTTGTGCATATAGTGTATTTTGTTCGTTGAAACTTCTATATGTAGATGTATATCGAATTTTAATACCTCTATTATATAAATCTTGATATATCAAATACGCATCAAGTTGTAAATATGGGTGTAAATATTTAATACGTTTTAATGTAATTTTATCTGGATTCATTTTTATATAAATAGCTAATATTAAAAAAAAGTTCGTTTATTTATACTATATAGTCATTAAACTCTAAAATATAATTAAAATGGAACAATTTTTAAAAGAAGAATTAAAAAAAACATATTCCGATATTGAAGATGGGTGTGTACACTATAATTATTCAGAAAATATTAATAAAGATGTGGATAATGGTACATGGTTAGAAAACAAATCATCATATATCCACAAAGTAGCAATATTAACAGCGATTGACAATAATAAATGTGATTATGTAAATATTATAATCGGAACACAGCGAAGTAAAAATTCAACACCTAAAATAATTGGAACTTTTGATTTTAGCAATGGTGAAAACGATGATATGGGCAAAGTTATAAAAAGAGCTATTGACTTACTTCAGCTGAATAGTTGTTTTAGTCCCGAATAATTAAAAAATATAAATAACAATTAAAAATAAACAAAAAAATGGAAAATATATTCAAAATTCAATTAAATGAAACAATACCACTGACGAAAGAATCCATATCGAGATTAAATCAAAAAACATATTTCGATGGGAAAAAATACCAAATTAATGATGTTGTTTTACATGTACAATGGCGTGAAATTAGTTAATTAAATGTAACAAAAAACCCTGTTTAAGACAGGGTTTTTTGTTGTTATATCTTGACACCATTATTATTCAATAGTGTCTTAGCAGTTATATTTGATATGGTTGTGATTGTTTTAGTAGCTCAATAAACGCATCAAATTCCATTGTCACATATGTCTTTGTTCTATTTCGCTTAAAAACTACAATTGGTGTGGTTTTGTGTTTTTTACTCTCATCTTCTGCTTGCGATATTGCAGACCAAATGTTCAATTTTTCAACATTTTTACATTCAAAATTATATGGAATTTGTTTCCTTGCTGTGCTAGATAATTGTATATCTTCCCCTGACTGACCCATTCCAGTTGAACGTATGTCGTCTTCTGTTAATAAATTAGTTACCTTTTTGTTTTCAAATAAGAAATTACTATACTGTAATAATTTATCTCGCACATATTGTTGTAATCGTCTTCGTTATATAGTTTGGAATATTGTATTCAATTTTATTATCAACATATTCATCTGTATTTATTTTTAATGTAGTTTCATTACGAGTATAATTAAAATCATTTATATTAACAGTGCAGATATATTCATGCTCATAAATTACACGTGTATTTTTTAACAATAATTCTGTAATTATAATTGATTCATCATTCAAATCTTTTGCAACATTTGATTTAGTTATTGATATGATACCGTATTCATAGAACACATTACCAAAGAAATAATTATCAAACCAATCATATGTATATTTATATTTGTGAAATTTAGTAATATTAAATACCTGGTCATATATTGATAGTCGTTTAATTGATGCATTAAAATACGCTGGTAATTGTGGTGTTGTGATTTTAAAATCCACATTCATATTATTATACATAGCACTATTAGCATTAATACTAATATCAACTGAATTACTTTCGTTTGATGTTGGTGTCATTACTTGCAGTGTAAATGTATCTTCAATACGCTGTAATATAATACTTGGATTAGTTATGTTCACTGACAAATCTAAATCAACATCAATTTCGATTATATTATTTTTTACAGTATGACGGAATATTACTTTATTAGTAGTCGAATTGAATAATATTTCGAATAATATATTAGTATCATTACCTCGTTTTAATAAACTTATTTCACCATTTACACCATTTATATAATTTAATTCTAATACTATTGTAAAATCATTCTTAAATGTATCTTTCAGTGTATCACTTTCTAATATAGAATATTCATCGGAATTATTCAAATGAATATATACATCATCATTATATATCTCAGTTGTCACATCATCAGCTACAAATGTCAAATTATTATTAAACCCAGTTATATCAGTTATATTGTTATCATATGTAATATCATTATCAATATATTCTATAGTTGGAACGATTCCATTCAATCTATTTTCAGTATAATATTTTAAATTACTAAAATCATATACTAATATACTATATTTCAATTGTTCCTGCAAAGTATTGTTAAAATCATCATATAGAGAATGATTTACAATATCGGCATTTATAATATTACCATTTGAATCGTCTTTTAGATTATGACTCCCAACACTAATTTCAATTGAAGATGGATGTATCCATGTGTTATATATACTATTATCAATTTTGATGAAGTTGCTGTATAATCCTAAACGCCTGTATTGGTGTGTGTTATGTTTACCATATGTTTTTAGTTTATCAATATAAAAATTTTTATAAAAACTACTATCCAACCAAACATAATCTATATACTTTTTATCATAAGATTCATCAATTGGAAATGAATTATTGAATTCGCATTTATGTATATTTAAATCAGCATTTTCAAATACATATTGTTTATTAACAGTAAATTCAAATTCATTTATATTTTCATTATTTATTGTTTTATATATCATTTTCTAAAATGTCAACTTAACACGAACTAGTGCTTCACGTTCATATGTTTTTAATATTGGTCTACTTGTTTTCGCAACTGCTAATAATTCATTTGTGTCATTATACAACCCAATTGTAGTGATGTATGTGAATGGATTGTCAACCATACTAGAATATATTAAATCACCATTATCATTTTGAACATATGTCGTATTATTTGAATGGTTATACCTATCATGTTTAATTCGTACAAAATATATAATTGAAGAAGTTGCTATCTCACTTATCATTACAAAGCTCTGAATGCCATCTAAAAATACTGCATTGTTATTTGTATCTGCAAATCCAGTTGCAACTGTATCACAAGCCGAACCACTACAATTAATTGAATCGAGTCCGCAATTAGAAAATACTGTTGCACCAACAAGTGTCTCAATAACATCAACATCAAGTATAATAAGACCCTTATCAAGAAAGACAGTGCCTACAATAGTTGTACTTCCACCAAATGGTGTTCCATCACTATTAACAGCTATAATTGAATATTTGTCTAAAGTCGTATCAACTGATGTGGATTGATTATCTATAAAATACACATCTGTTGAATTGAAATTTACGTGTAAATTCCATGCACTTGGTTTTATTTTATCCTGTAACTGTTCTTGTCGAATACTAATAGCAAAAATTCTATCCAATTCAACATCATTTATTATTATTTTATCGTTTGCTTCTTGACCAATAACATGTTTAATATTATAATAAATTGCTTTTGTAGGACTATTATCATCTGTGAAAGATGCATCAACACTTGGTGCTCCACATCCATGTACATTTCCAAAACTTATACTAAATTGAATATTTGCTTCTTCATTCGTAACAGGGTCAACATCATAAGAATTTAAAAAATAATCTCTATTATTTTTACTATCATCATAAAAGAAACTAGTCAATTCTGTATTATTATCTGTCCATGTTGCAAGTGATATGCTTTCTTTACTGCTAAATACAACATCTTTATCATTAACAAGATTAAATGGTGTATACACATTACTCACCAAATCATTTACAACATCATCTGGTATTGGTGGTGTTGGTGTCGGAGTTGGTACAGGTGTTGGTGTTGGTGTTGGTACAGGTATTGGTGTCGGAGTTGGTACAGGTGTTGGTACAGGTGTTGGGTATACAAACTGATTCCCATTTGGGTATTCGTATCCATATGGATTTATTTCATTTGTATAATAAGCTCCTGTACTATCTTGGTATATTCTTGCCATTATTTATATTTTATATATTTTGTGTAATTTTCTTCACAGTTAGTGCAATTTCTACTTGACCACCTGTTTCGTTTCCTTGTATTATTATTTTTGTATTTTTATCTTCCAATAAATTTCGACCAATTATTTCAAATTGCTGTCCAATTACAGTCTTACTTTCAGATGAATAATACGAATTTGTATCAGTTGATATATTTGTTGTACCAATTGTTAATGATGAATATGGTATTAATTCAGCAACACTATTATCATCAATAGTTGCAGTATAACCAAATACATCATTTGCATTTGAGAAATTAACAATAGTTGGTGTTATAATATGATGTTGACTAGCATTTAATACAATCGATGTTTGCCCTATTGACAACATCGGCATACGAGTTGTACCAATTGGCAGTGTTATTAATTTATTTTTCATTACTTCCGTTTCATCAGCAACTGGTTCAAGTACTGGTGAATTTTCAATTAGTAATCCTTTTAATTCATCTGTTGTATTTTCATTATACAAATTATAATCTACACCATCATCAGACAATGCGAATTTTGAAATTAAAAATGTACCATTATTTTTAGATAGCAATTCTTTTCCCTTTCGTGTTAAAATTGCTTCTATCTGAATTATTTCATTATCTAAATATCCCATAATTTATTTTTATATAAATATCATTATTATTTTTTAAAATCCGTTAATATCAATTTTCAGTATTAACATGTGTAATTGTTACAATTGGTTGATTTGAGTCAGTTAATGTTGATGCCCCTCCTATACCTATTGAATCCATTGTTGTTATATAGTTTAATTTACTACGAAACCCATTATCAATTATCATTTCAGTATAATCTTCGATATAATTTTTCGAACGATTACTATAGATAAGTTCACCATTTATGTAATAATATTGCTTTAATTTAGGATGTAAAATATTAACACCTATACCAGTTTCACGTAATTCATAATCAAACGATAGCTTATTATTATATAAACCTAAATCAATTAAATAATCATCTATAACAAAATCAACTCCATGCTCCATCATATCAAGTTCAGATTCCAATTTCACATCAGTTATATTTGGGTCTGTTTGTAAATATGTTACCTTTTTCCTATGTAAAATATCATTTTCAACAGTTGCACCCAAAATATTAGTTGTTCGCAATGGCAATATTTGATATAAATGATAGAAAATACTTTTATTATACTGTTTCATCATTCTAAAATACGCCCACACATCATATTTACCATCATATTGTTGTTGATAATAATTGACTAGTGGGTCTAATAATTTATATGAATTGCTAAACTCTGACTCTGAATCTCCAATGTAATTATCAATATTATTACCACCAAAAAAATCATAAATACTATTATTTGTTTCATTTGCCGTTGAAAAATATACTCCTATCTTATTATTACTAACATTTTTATTTTCCGTATTAGTTTTCATTGATAATTGTAGGCTTGTCACTGTACCACCACCATCATCAACACTTCCACCAATATCAAATGATGAATCAAATGATGAATCGAAACTACCATTCTTATTAGTAGTAAATGTATCTCCAAAGGCACTACAAGTAGTAGTATCATCACGGTTATATCGTATCTTTCGACTTATAGCATGATTATTACTAATATCAGGTACAACATGATAGTATTTTTCAACTAATGACATATAATTATTTTCATTGTCAAATCCATTAAATGTTATTGTTATACTATCATCTCTACTTGGTGCTTGGTTTGGTATAGTTGTAGTTGTCGCGTGATTATAAGTATTCAAATCAGTACCCAATGCTAATCGTACTAGCAAATCATCGTATAACACAGTAGCATCACAATTACTAATTGTAGTTGGTGCTAGAGTGTGATATATCACATTATTATACCCAATAAACTGATTCCAGAATCTTACTTCTTGAATATACCCTGAAAATGAACTTCCAACTACAAATGTCTTACTATCATTCAATTCATCAATGATATTAACTACACTTGTAATTGGTATTGATTTATAATTTCGTGAATAAATAATATTATCAACATGACTAGTCAATGTCATTGTATACACGACTCGTTCAGTATAATCAAAATCATGCACTCCATCTACATTTTCAGATGCTAATGCATTATAACTCACATTAATATTCCACCATTCACCATTATAAATATCAGTATTATTTATTTCAGTTAAATTACCATTTACATTAAATACTAAACTTTTATCTGAAAATCTCGTGTATATTTGTATAGTATCATCGCTACTTGTTAATATAATATTATCACTTTCGTTTGTTATTTTAACACGAACTTCGAACCCACGAAACTTCAAATCTTCAAATGTAATATTTGCAGAATTATTGGTTGTTTTGTCTAATGCATATATAAATTTATCATAATCAAAATAATTATTAACATAGTATGGGTGATTACCACCAAATTCTTGTATTAATAATGTGGTAGATGGTATTCCATATATATTTAACAATGCACGTACTCCTTCTTTAGTTCCTTTTGTTTTATATAAGAAAACTACATTATCCAATAAACGTTTCCAAAATTCCAAATCAATTTGTTTTTTACTAACTAATTCATCAGATGCATATACCAATGAAGAATCATCATGCTCCTGTTTATACAAATAGTCAGTCAAATCACTATCTTCAAAATTACTAATAGGCTTCCAATTGAAATCCCTTAGTACTTGATATATAAGTTTTTCACTTAAACCTTTATTTATATCACTATTACCTATTTTCAAATCACCACTGTGTAATATATACAACCATAATATATCAAAATGTTGTCCCATCAATGACACAAATTTCAAATATTGGACATTATATTCATTTGTAAATATATAATCAGGAACAATTTTCAATAATAAGTTTACATTACTTTTATCATATAATTCAGCGGAAGACAATATGTCAACAAACCACGATTCTACCAATTCATCTGACAATGGTAAATTATTACCATTAATATCCTTTGGGTACGTGTTGTTTGGTTCATTTTTATAGTACAAATAATATTCATATATATCAAATGATTTAATTATACTTTCTATAATATTCGTATATTTAACTATATCCACACTACTAGGAGGTAATATATTAATCTTCCCATCATAATTTTCAATCATTTGCAATTTATATTTAAAATTGCTAATTCTGTCATACACTGAATCATTATTCAATGGTACTAATTTAACCTTTTGAACTATGTCATTGTATAGTTTTTCATAAATAATGACATCATCACCAACAATAATATCATCGCCAATTGGTGTGTTTAGTTTAAATACAATTGTATTATTTTTTGTTCCAATGAAATTTATAATCTGATATTTATCATCGTCTAAAAAATCCAAATAAACATATCTTAACTTATAATCATTAGTTTTTAAAAAGTTTGGTGCATATTGCTTCATTATTCCATTAAATGATGTTAATAATGAATTATATGATACATTCAATATATTACCAATCGGCATTTTCAGTTCAATTTCTTTTCGTGATGCTGATATTGCATTAACTTTCAATCTATAATTTGAATGTGTACCTAAAATAGAATTAATGATTTCAATATTGGTAATATAGTTTCCATTTCTCAAATTACCATATACATTTTTAATATTCAAATTTAATTTATAATTTATAAAATCAAAATCAGTATATTCATAATACTTTTTAACAATTGAATTGTTTGTTGTTGAGAGTATTTGTATGTTTAGTTTCATTTATCTTATTTTATAGTACTATTTGAATATGCTGTGTGCATTGGGTCAATTTCATCATCAATATCAATATCCCAATCAATTGATGATTCATCTATGGCAATTATCTCAGGATTATCTTGCATCTCAGTTAGTTCAGTTATCACATTATCATCAATCATATCAAAATCCATTAGTACTAATTGTGAAACATCTAGTATTTCCGAATGATATTTAATTCCATCATAAATAGTTATAATATCACCATTATCATAATCGATATTATTTGAATCTGTAATTGTAAGTATATTATCGTTATTGGTAATATCATGTGCCCATTTATCTGAATTTGGTAGTTTATGTTCCCATCTACCTGTTATATTACTTTGTCGTATTATTTCTTTTTTCATTGTAAATAAAATGTAAAATTATTAAAGACACGTTCAATGTTACCCATTACAACTTTTATTGAAATATTATAATATCGATTGATATTCAATTCTGATAAATTTATATCAATATAGTTACTAATTTTATCGCAATCTAATTGAATATTATCGTCAAATGGCACGATTACATCATTGGTAGATAAATCTGTTAATGAAATATATGTTTCACTTGGTAAATCATATTGATTAATATAATCATTTGTTTCTGAATAATCTTTCATAATATATGAATCTTTTGCACTAAATCTAAATCGCTGTGTTGTTGCATTGCGTTTTAATATATTATTTATTCCATACACAATAAACATTTCATTCATAATGATTTGTCGGTAACTATTATATATTTGAGGTGTCACTTCTATTAATTTAGGATAATATATTGTATGAGTTTCTTTTGAATACAACATTAATACCTTATCTGATAAAATCGTGTTATCCCATTTTAATAATAATCCCAAATCTATATTAATAGACCTAAAATCATCAATCGAAAATATCACTTTATTAGTTTTCAAAGAATTATACATATCATTATAATATATCACATTAGTGTCATCATAATCCCCACCCGAAACTGTCCAGTTTATATCAGTTTGACGATTGAACCATGTGACATTATCTGAATTATCAATATCTATTTTCCCATAACCACTTGTCCAATCGGATGTGATTGGGTATACACTGAAAGTGTCATTAACCATGTCTGTTGATGATGCTATTGTGAAATTAATCAAATAGTTATTATTAACATTCAATTGTGTATCCAATTTAAATAACACACGTGAAGTTTCATCAAATTCTAAAATCGGGTCAGTTCCTACATTTTGGTTACTATCTTTAAATATAACACTATCTTCTTTTATCTTATATATGTTTATCATAATTTATTTTCTTAATTTACAACTCTACCTGTAATGTCCTTGTTTTTAAATTTAACTTCAAAAATCATTGCATCTTTACTTGGGTATATAACTCCATTTCTAGTTGCAGATAATATATCATAATAATTAGAAGCATAACCACTCAGATAATCAAATTTGTTTTCTATTTCTATACTTTGTACTGTTTTCACACCTTCAATTATTGACAATTCCTTCATTATATCTGCATATATTATTGGTTGATTAATTGCCCATTTATCAATGTTGAAAAATTCTTGTAGTGCAACTATACTTTTTAACAATACTTCCTTATTATTAAAATTTGGATATGTTGTTATGTTAAATTTCACTGATATATTTACAATATAAGCATCGATTATATTTATAATATCTGTCATCATTCTATATCTATCAAGATATACAGTTAGGTTTTCTTTTATAGTATCATTCGCTAATACTAAATTTTTATTATCATCATAGCACAATATACTTAAATCTATTTCATTTTTATTGACATGTGACCGTTCAACATCTGCTTTTGAAACAGTTCCAAATTTATGTGGCAATGATAATGCTCGTAAAATATAATCTTCTCGTGTAACTGCTCTATCTTGTGCTGAGAAGTATGATAATGCATTTTCACGAATACTATCAACATCTTCTTGTCCACGACCTCCAACTGCACTATCATCATTATTAACTGACAATGATTGTGTAACTTGATTGTATAATGACATGTCAAGTGATGATGTATCATTACTAAATTCAACTTCAGTAACAACTTGTAATACGTTTGATATAACATTACTTTCAATACCATTACCTATAATATATTTAATTGTCAATGTCGTATTAAAAGGTAATTGACCATAACTATCTGTAAATAAAAAATTTGAAACATCATAGTCATACTGTGACACATTTCTTTGCATAGGTGTTGTTAAACCTATATTAGCTGGATGTGGTATTACTGTTTCATCTAAATTATTAACATTTCCACTACCAAAACGTAATTCTAATTTATTATCAGTATTATATCTCGTAATAAATCGTTTAGGTACATACTTAAATCGTAATACATATGGTGTTTCACTTTGAGTTGCTTCATTTGTATTATCAAGTTGTTCAAATATAGTATCTTGTGCTAAGTATTCAGTTTCATACCACCGATTACCAGTTCCATCATACACCGATTCGATTCCTATTACATTTGCATTCGGAATTTCAATTGTCAAATATCGCTTTGAATCAGTTACTTGGTAACTATATTCTCTCACATCACTTGCTTCCGCAATCACATTTTTCTTCAATAAATAAAATATCGGATTGTCACTATCATCTAATTCATAAATAGTTACATCGGTCACATCAGTTGAATTTGAGAACCCAAAATCAATATCTTTCAATGTTCTAAAAGTAATTGAATTGTTTGTGTTTGATGTTATTTTCATACCTGCTTTAATTTGTAATGCATAATTCCAGTCAGGTTCATAATCACTACCATTTAATATAGATGGTATTATTTGATAAACACTTATCTCAACTTTTGCTGGTGATATAATTCTAGGTTTATAACCTCGCATTTGTGCTAATTGAATTATATTACTCTGTTCAGTTGCAAATAATAATTGATTCTCTTTGAATTGATAGTCTGTGTAGAATGATAATACATCGCCAACATAACTCGCCAACTCAACAAACATCATAGCAGGGTCAGTTGGACTTATATTTGTTATCGTATCTCGAAAATATACTTTTACAAAATCGAGTAAATTAGTTTTAAATTGATTAAAATCTTTATTTAGATAATTTATTTGTCGTTCCATTGAATTTATTATGTTTAATATAAATAGTATTTTAAAATAATTATTAATTTTTTTATTCAAATATACCTACCATCTAATAAAAATTTACTTTATTTATAAAAATGAATACAAAACATAACATTTAAATTAAAAACAAATTATGAAAATGATACGAACAAACGGATGATATGAAGTTATGAATTTTAAAAAATTAGAAAAAGAAATTAAAAAGGGTATATTAGAACCACACATCTATGAAGGAATTGTTGATATACCAAATTATGATGGTGAGATAGAGCAAAATCAGCTTATAACTTGGGATAAATTCGGGAGAGTTTCAAACCCGAATAGATGGCATGATTGTAATATTGATGTGTCTATTCATATCAAATGAATTTAATATTAATTTTATTAAAATATATTGTCAAAATGAAGATAACAACAGATTGCATCATCCAAAACAGGAAAATAGAAGAGAGTACCGAAGATGTTTTTTCAGCAACTTACAAAGGTAAAGTCTATTAATATAACCACAAATCAAATCATGGACATGGAGAGCCAAAATACACACATCTAAAAAGATATGACATCGATGGTAAGGACATACAGACGGACATGCTTGATGTAAATGCATATGACGACTTTCATACAATGAACGATGCTATTTGGGATGCTTTTTGATGAGCTTGTGTATTATCATAGTTGCTAACGTATCACTTGGTACACCTTTATATTTCAACTATTTTCAAATAATTAACATTTTTTAACATAATTAATTTTCATATTAAAGTTATATATTCTATATTTGCAGTATAATAATTAAAACAAAATATTATGAAAAAAATAATTGAATTGCTAAAAAAACTAGTATCAAAAAAAAACAAAACCAACAAAATCAATAAACCAGTTAAAAAACTGATAATTGATGGGTGTGAGTTTAAAGGGTCTACTAAGTTAGTAGACAACGGTACTCATTTTATTAAAGTACCAATATAAACATGGAAAATATAGTGTTATATTTAAAAGGTAGAAATATAAATTACCATATTAACAATGGAGTGATAATAATTACTTCTGATAATGGTGATGTATATCTACCAAATGTAAAAGAAATCACAGCCAATATTACATTCGAGAATAATGGTTGTGTTGAACTTCCTGACTTGATTTGCATTTCGTCAAATATCATGTTCAATAATAATGGACATGTTAATTTAGAAAGTGTTGTTCAAATAACAATAGATATGAATTTCAAAAACGCAGGATACGTTTATTTATATAAACTTATACAATTAGATGCAAACTTGGAATTTAACAATTCAGGATGGGTTGATTTGTTTAGTCTGAAAAAATGTCATACTCACATATATTTTAATAATATTGGTATTGTTTATTTGTTTTATGAAAATAAAATATCACATAACATAAAATATAAAAAAACATGTTGATACTGTATAATAAATGCAATTATTATACAAAAATCTCGTCATTAAGACGAGATTTTTTGTTTATGGTTGTTTGATACCATTTAATATTATAATAGCTTAAATCGAATATAACATGTATATTATCACACCTTTTATATTTCATTTATTTTCATTATTTACCTGTTTTAATTTACCTTTCAACCAATTTTCGTCAACATAACTTGGTCGTTCTGTTAAAATTAATTCGTCAATCGTTTCTACAAGAAGTTCCGTTAACAGTCTTTTAATTTCGGTTGGTGCATCCATTGCATTATACATAAAACAATCTTGAATTGCTTCATATGGTAATGGAACTTCGATAATGATTCTTTTTTATATTATATTTTCACCATCAATTTTCAATTCTTCAACTCTATTTTGTAACATATTTTTTTTATTTCTACTAAACAATCCCCATGTATTATTCAGTTATTTTAAAATCATTCCAAACCATTATTAAAAATTAAATAATTTATCAATAGATTCATTATAATTTTGTGTTATTGCATTCACATCCCATCTCATAGCCTTATAAATCTGTTCTAACTTTTTCAATAATTTCCCATTGAAATTTTCTTCGATATCAATATTATTTTTAACAAAATCCATCAATCCTTCATAATATCCGTTATCTTGTTCTTTTAATGCAATTACGTTAATATTATATTCATTCGGCAATAATTTTGTCCATTTGATTTTATCATCGTTTCTTATCATATCGTAATTAAATTGTTTATTCTTTTGTAAGAAGTCATTGTGGAATAAACCTGCTTTAACATGAATAGGAGTACCCTTACCAAATGTAAATTTTTGTCTGTCATCATAATCATATTTAGTTAATCCTCTTATACCTGTACTCATCATAATTGATAATATATCTGTTTCTTTTAACTTTTTAAATGAATGCTTGAAATCTTTTATTATTTGAGTAGTTTCTTTTTCGGATTTATCATTCATAACTGATAATAATATCTCAGTTAATACACCTTTAAATGCAGGTGGAAAATCACTTCTAATTACATCTAAACCAGTTACCTGTAAATTACTATCAACTGTAATTCCTTCCTCATTTATAACATCTAATGCATATCGCTTCTTTGCAATCCACAATCCACTTTTAGCAACTAATTCCTGTTTAATTTTTAGGAAATGAGTTCCTTTAAGATTATGATATTCTTTCACATATACATCATACGCATCATTTATATATGTCTGAGTTTGTAATGCCACATCAATTGTTTTTTCAATCATTTCGTCATCTGATAGTTTTTTATCAGGTATAAGTGGTAAAGATGATAAAAAAATACTATCCGTATCTGTATATATCACATTATCAGGTAGTTGCGTACTGTTAGTTTGATTATTATAAAATTCATTTGCTTTTCTTGCTGTATATTTTATAATACTTTGACCAGTTGATGTTGTTGCCTCTGCATTGTCCATGTCATAAAATCTGAAACTTGGTAGTGCCATTACTCCATAAAATGAATTTAACATAATCTTCATTGTCCATTGTCGTGTATTATAATAATCTGACAAATATACATCTTTCTTTTTTTTATGATACTTCATCAAATCTTTCATTTTAACACGCTCACCAAACCAATCGGTTAAAATAGATGGAATAAATCCAATTGTAGATGTATCGTACATTACACCATTTGTTGCTACTGCTATATTATTAGTACTAAGTATTTTAAATAGCTTTTCGTGAGTTATATTTTGTTTTGTTCCATCTCGGTATACTATAATATAATTCTTCTTTGTTTTATTCTTCAAATAATCTTTATCCCATTGTAATATTCTCCCTATTTTAGTTTCATAACTTATATTTAATGACCTAATAATAGATGGGTATAATGATACTAAATCTAAATCATATATCCATTTAAATAATCCTGCTATTGGTTCTTTCACATATGCACCCAATAATGCAACTAACACAGTATATGATTTTTTTATGAATTTATGTAATTTAGTTTTTAATGTTATAGTATTATCTTTAATTTCAGTATATGGTACATCGAAATAATTTGTTTCTGATTTTTTAAACCGTAATACTCCATTGAAAGGAACAGTTGTTATATCAATATTATGCTTAAATTTAATAATATTATCATCACTTAAATGGTCTTGCACCAATTCAAATATTTGTTTACTTTTTTTATTTGGTGCTATGATGTTTTTACGATGTAAATATACAAGAGAAGCACCTTCTAACCATATTGAACTATATTTTATATTTTCATATGTAACATGTCCTCTATGACAAATCGACCGAGCCAACTCAATAAAATTCAATTTAGTATCAAGTGCAACAACCAATTCAGTATCAGTTATACTATACTCAATGAATTTCAAAGGATTTGTTCGTAATAAATTATTTAATGAACCATCGAATTTAGTTTTACCACGCTTTAATTCTTTTTGAGATATGTTTTCTAGTGAATAACTAGATTGTTCATTTTGCGTAAATTGTTTGTAGAGTGATATATAATCTAAAATATCAATACCTGCTATTGTAGTTCTGATTGCATTTGCATTGTCATGTTGATATTTTACTATATTAATAGGTGATAGACGATTTGCATATTTATAACCTAACTGTTTTTTAATTCTATTATAAATATATGGAATATCAAACGTCTCAATATTCCAACCAGTTACAATATTAGGTTTATTATTTTGTAATAGTTTTATGAAATATAATAATAAATCTTTCTCACTATCAAATAATTTAATATTATAATCAGATGGGATTTCAGTTAAATCATTATCATCTATCGATGATTCATCATTTAATAATAGAACACTATATTTTTTAGTTTTTGAAAAATATAATGATATTGCAGTGACTTTGTTATTAACCAAATGTGAATTTGGAAATCCATCTGTAACTTCAACCTCAATATCAAAAAATAAAATATTATTATCAGTAGATACTTCATCACTATCCAAATACAAATCCGATAATACTTTAAATTCGGGTCTTATATCACTCTCTAATAATTCATCATTATTATATTTAGTTATATCTGTTACTTTTTTAACATTTTCACCGAATAGAGATTTATATTGCGTTTTTTCATTTGTTAATGTATACGCATAATCTTCATATTTAAATTTTTTATATCCTGTTACATCATCCCATAAATGAATAACATTTTTAGTCTTATTGTAATATATTGTTTTATACATTTATCTTATCCTTTTATTTTTGTTCATATGTAACACAATTACTATTCCCACTCAATGTTTTATCAAAAATTACTAAAACACATGGAAATGGAGCAAGACTCTTACTTTCATTAAAGTTTAATCTACCTTTTATAAAACGTATTTCAGTTGCATATTGCATTATGCCAATATTTTGTATCACTCCTTATCGGTATCAAATAAACCAATTTAATTGCATTACATTTTTTTTTATTTCTTCAACACCTTTTATTAAAAATGGTGTTATATTAGAATATGGTGGGTTTATATAAATTACACCATTCCAATCAAGTAAAAGACCATCTTTAGTACTTCTTAAAGGACATGGTCAAATGCAAATTCACTATGTAATTTTTGATAAAACTTTTTGGTGTTGCATAATGGTCGCTATCCCTAGTGCCTTGTATTTCTTTGTTAAATCTAATCATATTAAAAATCATATTATTTCAATGTTTTCTATATAAAAGAAAAATGGTAACTATATGTTACCATTTGAATATTATACTACTTCAAATGCAGGTGTATAATATGTATATGTCATATTACCTTTTAACTTAAATTCAAATTTGGCAAGTTTAGCTTTGTCACTTATTTTCATAACACCCATTACAATATCTTTATTATACTTAAATATTCGTCTGAAAGCATCTATGTCAAATCTTATATATTCATCCCACTCAGTTTTAAACTCAGACGTATTGAATGTAAATTGACTGTTGTCTACAATTCGATTTTCATTGTAATTCACTACAAACTGTATACTTCCATCTACATTAACTTTCATTGAAATATTATCTGCATCTTCAGTATTTTCGATTTTATTGAATTTTTTTATAAAATCATCATCAATAACAATTACAGTATCAAATATATCATCAGTAATTTTAGTATCTCTATAACGATTTAAAATCATATCTGGGTCACTCAATTTACATTTTTTAGTAACATCATTATCTTTAAACTTCATATAGGTGAACATATCAAATCCATCATCTTTAATCATTTCAATTTCCATATCATCATCCAAATTACTAATTGCAGTCAGTATTGATTTCGCTGAGTTAATACCTATTCTAAAATTGGGTAAATCACTTATATTGGAAATTGACCCCGTTCCGATGATTGATTTTCCTTCTGTTCTAAACATTACTTTCAATTCATTTTGTTCTTCGTGAAAACTCCATATACTATCGGTTACGATTCCACCCATATAATATTTTTGAACAAATGTTTGTAGTGTTGTTTTTGTTAATGCATCCATAATTTAATTTTTTTAATTTAAATAAAAGAAATTAAAAAAAAAGATAACTATATATTTAATAAACAAACTACTCACAATGACATTCAATACACATGAAAAGAAAATTGCAATATCAAAATTACTTGATACTAGCGATGATACACTATTACATTTTATTATGAATAATACTAATAACAAATTACAATTAGATATTACATCAATTAATAGATTATTAAATGCAATTCCATTATTACAACAATTATATTTAATGGAAAATTCAACAAATGACATACCAGCATTAACCATGCTCGAAACTAAAATTAAATATATACTCGATGGGAAACACCAACTATACAATGAAAATATATTAAATAATAAAAGTATTGATGCGATTCTTTCAAAGTTTACAAATAAAAAATTAAAGGGTGACCTTATACCATTAAAAAAAATATCATTTCTATATGGTAGAAATGATATTATAAATTACGTATCTAACATCCCAGATATACAAAATATAACTTACGATGAAAGAATAATATTATTTAATTTATTAGATAAAATATGTGAAATTAAAAAATGGCAATTTATTGATGAATCTGACATTGATTCCACATTTTAATCTCCACCATTCTACGTTCTTTCAACCCCCGATGTACTTTTCCATTATAATAACAATATTGTATAATTTCATTGGGTACTTTGTCGTATTCACCAGTTTTAATTAGGTTTGGTATCGTACTCCGACTTAAAGTACCAATTCCTAAATTAAATGCGAAATCAACTAATGCACACTTCTGGTTTTCATGTAAGTCAGGGAATCTATTTGAAATATAGTTGTAAATATATTTAACATCATTATACAATAAGTCCATAGCATAATCTTCTGATATTACATTTGGTATGTTTTCATTGGATTTAATTAGGTGACCATACCCAATTGTACCCCTGTTATCTTTTCCATTACCATCGTAATATTTATGCAATCTAACACCTTCGTATTTTTTAATTATCACATATAAGTTTTTTTTATGTGATAATACAATTGTATTTTGTGTTTTCATTGGAACTAATACAATTGTATTTGTGCTTTTATTGGTATGTGTATTAATAAAAGACAATAGCATTATATATAAATAAAAAAATTTCATAACTTGTTTTTAATAATTCCGTACAAATAAAATAATTTTATTTAACAAAACCAAATAAAATTACTATTTATTTAAAAATAATACATGAAACAAATATTCATATTCAGTAAAACACCAACAAATCCAAACAACCAAAGTGCAGAATACACTATGTATATGTATGTAAAGCAGTTAGGAATAAATGTAATTTTAATTGACAAATCGTTTACTACTATATACAAAGATAAAATCGGATACAAAGTGTATTCCAGTCCATTGGAAAAATTTGTTTATATTAATGAAAATGATGTTTTTATAATTAGACGACCAGCATTATCTACAAATAATGCTAAACATGTATCTCGATATATAAATAACATTAAAAATATATTAAATTTATCATTTTACAATCCAATTGATTTACTTGGCTTCACAAATGACAAATATCAAAACTATATGTTTTTTAAAGAATTAAATATACCTACACCCAAAACAATATACATTCCAAAAGTAAATCTTGCAACCACAGATAGTAGATTATTGCATTTTGCCGAACAAATTAAATACCCATTGATATTAAAATCTTTAACTGGTAGTTTAGGCAATGATGTTTTAAAAGTATTTAACGATGAACAATTAAAATCAATTGCAGAAATTCTATATCGAAAAACAGGACCATTTATTATGCAAGAAAATATAGATTCAAATTACGATGTTAGAATATTTACAGTTGGCGATGAGGTTATTGGCGGTGAGCGTAGAAATAGAGCAGGTATTGATTTTCGAACTAATGTGAGCAAAGGTGCGGCTGTTGAACGATACGACCCAACAAAAAAAGAACTAATATACATACAATCGATGATAACTTCATTACAAACTAAATTTGGGGATTCGATTTTTACAATTGGATTTGATTTTATTAAGGATAGTAATGATAACACACATTGTTTAGAAATAAATGGTAGTCCAGGAGTAAAAGGAATTAGCGAAGTTCTTGGATTTAATGTTGCAAATAATGCAATTGATTATGTTCTCCGAAAAGAAGGATTCATACAAAATATTTAATTTATATTTTTTATAATAAAACACATGAAAAAAATAAAATTATTTTTATTAAATAAATTACAAAAAGCATTTAAAGATGTTACATTTTATAATTTATTTTATGGTGATACTGACAATTATAAATTATATCACAAAAGCCCGAAAGCACGTTTTAATATGTTCAAAACATTTTTTCGATATATATTAAAACAATTGAAATTTGATGAGTTTGATTATGAAATAGTAAAACAATTCTTCAATGAAGAAATATATATATTTTATAAAACAAATAATACAAAATTAAAAAATTATTTGTACATAATTGAAACTTCGGTTAATGATGGTGGTATATTGAAATATGAGATTCTGCATGAACATAATTTTGCTAAAAGTAGATTCGAAAATGTGATATTAGAACATAATAAAATATTATATAATAAATCAATGACAAAACGAAAAATAGAACCGTGGAATCACATAAATATTAATACATTACAAAAAATACATAATAATGTATATTCAAATGGTACATTAACAATTAAATTAAAACAAATTGAAACTTCTCAGTTATGAAAGATGAAAATATTAAACGTGTAAAGGATATATTAAAAGGAAATTTCACAGAAACTACTAAAATATTAGTTACAAAATCAGATAAAACCAAAAAATATGTAGAAGGCGATGTATGGATTGATAATAATAAGGAGTGGACAATTAAAAATGGAATTAAAATATCCAAGAGTAAATTACAAACTGCACGTGATAAATACAAAATACCATTGACATGTCCAAAATGCAACAAATCATTAAAAGGATTTGCTAATAGAGAAATGTATAAACATCGAAATATGTGCTTAAATTGTGTGACAGAAGAAGATACACAGTATATAATAGATGGTACATTAAAAGAAAGACACCAAGAAAAAATCAATAAAAATATCGATGCATATTTGAGAGACTTCAAGGCTCAAATAGATGAATATATCAATACATTTGATAGTTCTACTTATATAACCGATATGGGAGATATTGAAGATTGGGATATTGGGTTGTCTAAGGAAGAAATAAAAACAAAATTATATGCAGAATATGATAAATTCGAGAAACAATTAAAAAAATAATAACATGATAACCGTAAATTTAAAAAATGATAATTTATATGATAAATTAACAAGTGAAGATAATACTAATACAGAAAAAAGAGATACAAATACAAAAAAAAGAAGTAAACAAAAAACAAAACCCAAATCACATAAACGTGGTGATATAAATATATCAACCGAAAAAAGTAATATCGAACGACTTATAAAAAAGATAGAATCAAATGAATATGAATTAATTAAAAAAGAACCAAATATCATATTTATAACTAAATTAAACTTATATGGTCTTACATATGATAAAAACTTAATTCAAAATGATTATTGTAGTGTATTTGTTAACAAATATGAATTAGAACGATTTTTAAATAATGATGTTGTAAAAAACTATTCACAAACTAAATCATATTATTTTAATGAAGAAAATGAAATAAAACAAGAAAATGTGGAAAAGTCAATAAAATTGCAAATCAATCGTAATGCACTAAACTTCAATTACACTATATAATATTCGATTTAAGCTATTATAATATTAAATGGTATCAAACAACCATAAACAAGAAATCTCGTCTTAATGACGAGATTTTTGTATAATAATTGCATTTATTATATATATTAAATACCATTTCATTTTATAGTATCAAAATCATTTTGTATTTCGTATATTCGTAATAAATTCAGTACATGGTTATCAGTTGCAATATCCCCTATAAACATATCATTTAAACGTTTATACAATTCAGTAATCTTTATCTTCAATCTATTATCGATATTATTTAATTTAAGTTGTTTTTCTACAATACGTTTGAATTTAGCAATTTCAGTATCAATGTATTCTTTTAATGATGTATCATTTGATATTGAATTTATATATGATGATAACAGTTTTTTCTGATTTTCGTTTATATTTGAATATTTTGTGTTGAACTTTTTTAATAATAAACCATAACTAATAATACGAGTGTTAGAATCCAATTCTTTAAATTCGGATAATAGTTTATTTTTATCTGTCTTATGACCAGTGACATGTTCTTTGATTGTGTTCGTTGAATTCATTAATATTTTCTTATTAACATTATTATTCACTACATATTCAAATAAGTTATACACGGATGCATATAATTTATAATTTGAAATTCTCTTCTTCAATATATCACCTAAATCATAATAATTTTTCAATTCTTTTATGAGATTATACTTTTCACTATTCAATTTATGTTCATCTAGTAATTTTCTACTTTTTATAATTTGCGAAATGAAATTATTAAAATCATTTTTCGGTATCGTTGCTTCACTAATCCGCTTATACAAATTATATTCTTTATAGATTTCACTGTCATTAAAATTTGTCTTCATAATGCCTTTAATACGACTTTCTATTTTAATATCATGTGACATTATTGACTTCGTTAACATATTAATCAAGACTTCAAATAATATGCCTGTATTTTTTAATTTATTGTGCTTTTTACCCATTGTAAGTATTTCTTATAAATAGTATTATTTTATTTTAATAATTCGGTTTTATTGCTAATATATTATCATTTATTCTTGATATTGGTGTTTTAATACCAATATATAAATATTTATTTTATTATTTTAGTGTCTTTTTTTTTGTTATATTGATTTTTTAAGTGTCCAATAAAAGAATCATGGATATAAGTATTCTGTACATTATGTATTTTCTTTTCATATTCATCATCAAGGTTATAATCTTCGTCAGTCTTACCAACTGTATCAAATGGGTCTTCACCATCATTTTCAATCGTTTCCAATCTATACACTAATTTGTAATTATTAACTAATCTATTTTGTTCTATTTTCATTTCTTTACTTGAAATATTGAATATATTTTCATAAATATATTCATCACTAAACAATTTCAAATCACGTAAACTATTAGCAACATTAATTTGTTGGTCGAGAGTTTCTAAATGTTCTAATCTAGCAAGCTGACTTGATGGTGTTAATCTCAATTCGAAATTAACTAAACTACTTTCACTAAAACCCTGTGCAAATAAATGTGTGATTGCTATTTTAGTCAATTCACTTTCAATAATCCGTTGAATACGTTCTATTGTTCTTGAAAATCTAACATCTTGTGTACTTAATGATGCACTATCACCAACATTTTCATCAAATCCAATAAATGCCTTTGGTATTTTTAATGATGATAATAATTTTAAACGCAAATATTCAATATCATCAATTGCACTATAATCTAATCCAGGTAAAGTATCTATTTCAGTACCACTATTACCACCACGTACTGGTATGACGAAATCATCTAACATATTACGCATATTAAACTCCAAATTATAATCCCCTGTTTTATTATCAATTAGTGGAGTCTTCTTAATATTATTCATTATATTATTAATGTGAGATTCTACTTCCGCAGGTGGTATTGACCCCACATCTACTTTGAATATACGCTTTTCGGGTGCTCTCATTATACGTTGAATTAGCATTGCATCTTCCATCAGTACAATTTGTTTCCAAACTTTACGAGCTGGCTCTAATATCGATTTACCATATGGTAAAAAATTAGTATCATTTAATAATCTAAAATGTGATACTTCATAACTATGAAATGTCGCAACATTACTATTACTATTATATCGTAAATCTTTAAATGGGACACGAACACCAACTGACATATCATAGTTAAAAGATATTTCATCTGGTGAATCTGGAATTTCTTCCCTATCAACAGCATACACAGACAATGGATGTGCATTGACGATACCAACTTCCTCAACAATATCTAACTTCAAAAAAAAGTCACCATATTTAACTAAATTACGAACCCATCCCCATAAATTAAAATCGATATTCAGCACGTTATTAAACAATGTACTCAATGAATCTTTTATTTTAACATCGTCAGTTATAATAGTAATAATATCACCCATTATATCTCTGGTTGTACTTTCATCCGCATATATATCTAATGCAGTTGCTAAAATAGCATCATTATCCATTACTTCATAATCACTATATAATTCAGAACGCAATATTTGAAATGATGTCGTATTCGATGGTGTCATTCCAGTATTTGGACGATACACCGAATTAGGCTGTTGATATGTAAAGTTTGTTTGTAAATTTGCATTAGTATTTAACTTATACAAATTTACAATTTTTTGATTTCCCTTTTTGTTTTTTACAACAATTGATGCGGAAAATATTTTCTTTAAATCATCAAAAAAATTATTTTGATTTTTATTTGGCATTTTGATATATATTTTATTATAAATAGATTGTCATTATAAATAAAATATATTAAATATTATAACAAAAAAAATCCCACCATTAAGATGAGATTCAGTTGCTAGTTTTATTTTGTTTTTATCCTTTTAATTAACATTTTAATTTTTTTCAAATTATTATTATTAAATTCGGATTGTTTTGGTATTTTTGGTATGAAGTTTATTATTAAATTAGTTGTTTTACCAACTGCTTCTACAAATATACCTTCACCATCTAATACAATTTTCATGTTAACACGGTCTTTTGTATTATATTTGACTTTAATATCATCTGATAATATTATTTCATGTTCATCATTCAACATTAAATCAAATACATCAATATGTACATTCGCCAATAAATCCCCATTTGGTAATATTCTAAATTCATCCGTATTTTTAATACGTTGGATGATATATAAATCACCATTTTTCTTCAATCCTTCGTTACCCATATTATGAATTCGTTTGAATTGTTTTGATGATATTCCTTTATTCAATGTTATTTTTAACTTTTTGTTCGTTTTAATAAACTTATTCCCATTACATGATTCACATACATCATCTGGTATGCTTCCTGTACCTCCACATATCGGACATTCTATTTTAATGCCATTATTATCAATATAACCATTTCCATTACAGACTTCACATGATTTTGTAGTGTGACCTCCAACACCATTACAGGAAGTACATTTTATTACACGTGGGTATTCAATTATTATCGTGTTATCTTTTAATAATTGAGTTGGTTCAACAACAACTTCAACTCGTATATCCATACCATAATTGACATTGGTTCTGAATATCGCTTGTTCATACGTGTTTAAAATATCCTTCAGTGAATATTGTCTACCCATATCATATTGTGAACGTTTTTCCACATTTCCTAAAATTTCATATGCTTCTGCAATTTCTTTAAATCTTTCTTCTGCTTCTACATTGCCGGGATTCGTATCAGGATGGTATTTCTTTGCTAATTTCCGATATGATTTTTTTATATCATCACCAGATGCTTCCTGTGAAACTTCCAATATTTTATAATAATCTTTCTTATTCATCATAACATTTCTTTAAATATTGTTGATTTCCTCAATTTTATCAAAGCACCGTCAATTATTCTACTTATTTGTTTATTAGAATATGAGATATTATATTCATGTTCTAATACATTTGAAATTGTTGGTATATCTCGTTCGATATTATCTACAAACCCAAACATCAATGAAATTATTACAATTTCATTTTTATCTAACAATCGTTCCAATTCAGACATGATTGTTTTTTTAGATGTGGTTATTTCATCATCATTCACACCGATTGTATCTATTATGGTTAGTCCATCTTCAGTAACAGGACTGTCCAGAGAAACCGATATCGTTTCATCAAGTTCACTTCCTCCACACACATCACGAATTTCAAACATACTTGGTGTGCGATTATGTTTTTTTACGAAATCTTCTTTGAACTTCCGTATTTTATCCAAATTTCTTCTACGATTCCACGGAATACGAATAGTAGAATTTTTGGTTGCAAGAAAATCAAAAATCTCCTTATTAATGTGACTTTTGGCAAATGTATAGAACTTATTGCCAATATCGGAGTATTTATCAACACTAAGCAATAATCCTAAATTTGCCTCCTGAATCAAATCTTCTAATTCAGCAGTATGCTGAAATTTTCTTGCTGATTTTAGTGCCCACAATAAATTGTGCTTAACCAATTCATTACGAGCACCTATGTCACCACCATGTGCACGCATTGTCAAAGAAGATTCTTCCTTCTTTGACAATGGTTTTAGATTCCTTATACTAGCTACGTATTTTACATAACTATCCGATGTTGTGAATGCCATTTTTTTTATTTTTTATTTTAGAGTGATTAATAATATATATTTGCAAATATACACTAAAAATTATTAATAAACAAAATAGTTTCTTAAAAAAACTTAAATATACATATAAATTAAAATATCATATTTATATAAAAAACAACATGGGACTATTTTTAAGCGACATACGAAATAACATTCGCAAAACATTAGATTATAGACAACAAAATAATATTAATTTACGTAAAAACTGGTTAAATAATAAAACTACATGGACAAGATTAACATCGATGGTTTCAATAGATGGTGATAACAATATAAGAAATGACAATATTTTATACAATGGCACGACATCATTATCAACAAAAAAAACACCAAGTGGATATAAAGAATTATACGATGAATATGATAGACCATTACCAGGCATTACAAATGTATCAGTAACAAATAAAGGGAGTATGGGTTCAATAAGAGAAGCTACAATTAATTTTACTGTATGGAGTATTCAACAATTAAATACATTTGAAAAATTGTATATGACACCTGGCATGAGTTTATTATTAGAATGGGGTTGGAATATTATGGCTGATGATAATAATACAAATGTTTACAGTGATTTACACAAAATACCACCAATTTCAGACAGATGCATGACTAAAAAAATATATGAATTAGTTGATAAATACAATGGACATTATGATGGGATGCAAGGTCCGATTTCTACATTTAGCTGGTCTATTAGACCTGATGGTGGTTTTGATTGTACAACTACTATACAAAGTGTAGGTGGTATGTTTTTAGATATGAATATCCATTCAACATCTAAAAAATTAACAAAACCAAATGTAGATAATGAACACGTAGTTGATGAGAATATAAAATCTACAATTCGTGCTACAGTTGATAGAATTAATGGTAATGATGATAAGGAACTTATTATTGCAAATAAAATGATGGGTATTAGAATTGACATTGAATCTGCTAAGTATGAAGAAGGCGATTTTAATGATATTGATAAAAAGGAAGACCACCAATACTATGTGACATGGGAATATTTTGAAAAATATATTATAAATAATAATTTATCACTTCGGATTAAAAATAATACTGAATGTGGTGATGATGTTATATTAACAAATAAAAACTTTCAAGCACATATATTAAATAACCAACTAAAAAATGATACAGGTGGTTCGATTGAAATGTCTCAACAGGATTTATTACCTAAATTAAATAGCAATAACACAAAATTATCATTCAATGGAATACATTTTTCTGCAGACCCACTTATCTGCATATTACCATTTGGACAAACTTCTTTTAAAGATAACAAGTTTCTTTCAAAATCAATTTCATCTATACCAAACGAATTAGTCATTGATATTGTCGATGGGCAATATTTCAAACTACAAGGTATATTATTAAACTTACGACTTATATTAAATGCGGTCAATTCAACAAAAACATTAAATGAGTTGTTAACTAGTATTTTAAATTCCATAAATGATGCTAATGTAAATACTTGGAACTTAGGTTCTTTTGTCAATGAAAATGAACCAGATGTTATTCAAATTGTCGATTACAACTTTGTCGAACGTGATAAATTAAATCCATATATTTTAAAAGTATACAATAAAAATAGTATAGTTAAAAATGTAGATATTTCAACTAATGTAGATGAAGAAATAAAAGCACAAATAATGTATGGAACTAATGCAAATAATACGAATGTAAGTAATTCGGATAGTACTACATCACAATATAATTTTTATGGTGCAAACTTAACTAACTTAGCAACAGTCGATTTAGGATTACCACGTGTTAATTCCGAAACGGATTTAAGTGATGGCGATTCAAATGAAAATGTCACAGAATGGAGCGAATCAGAATACAATACTAAACTATTAGAAGCAAAAAAACGTGTATATGGATGGGGTTGGAATGGTCGCACTGATGAAAATGTCGTTACATTAAAAACAATTATGGCAAAATGTATTGCTGATAATTTTGGTCGTGATGTTAAAACTGATACAAATGTGAAAAATAATAAAAAAATGATGTTTTTACCATTGAAAATGTCTACTACATTAGATGGAATAGGAGGTATTCAATTTGGCAATATAATTGGTATTGATTATTTACCTGATAGGTATAAAAACAAAGCAATATTCCAAATAACAAATGTCTCACATACAATAACTCCGTCTGGATGGGACACATCAATTGAAACAATTATGCGTGTTAATAATGAAGATGACATTAACAATGTTAATTATGATAGTCCATCATTTGCAAAAAATAATTATACAGTTATATCCGATGATTTAGATAATAATGCAGAAGAAATTATAAATAATCAACAACAAGATATTTTAAATGAAAATAAACCATCAAATGTTGTTTGGTTTATTGACCCAGGACATGGTATTAATACGAATCCATCATATAAAAGATACCCACCAAATGATGTATCTGATAATAGTGGTGTTCCACAATTATTAGAATATAAATTCAATCGAGATGTTATGAAACAAATTATTAAATTAGGTAATTTACGTGGATTAACAACTATTCCAACTATAACTACTAATAATGATGTTTCTATTTGGACACGTTCACAAATTATAAACAAATTCATAAAAAATAATCCTAATAAACAAGTAATAGTAGTATCAATACATGGAAATGCACAAAGAATTAAATATGTTGGTCAAAGAGGTACAGCAGGTGGTGTAATGACTATAATTTCAACACCTACATATCAGCGAAAAGGTAAAACATATAAAAATAATTTTACTGATAAATCATATGAATATGCTAAAATATTTTATGATGAGTTGGATACTATGTGGATTAATACAATTAATAATAAACGCATATCATCCAAATATCGTATTGACAAACGTCATAATGTAGGAATAGTAAATTATACAAAATGCCCAGCAATATTAACTGAAAATGGGTTTTATACAACCCCAGTTGAACGTGCCTTTATGTTATCTGATAGAGGACAGAAAATAATTGCACAAACACATATTGATTCTATGATGAAAATTGAAAAATTATTGGTGAAGTAATGTTTTAAAAAATTTAATTTACTTTATTCTTAATATAAAATATCAAGCAGGAAATTATTAATATAATTAATATAATTAATATAATTAATAATATTAATAAACCCATAAAATAATTATAAGTAATTGAAAGTCAGTCCATTATGAAATACACACCAATTACATCTGATAAAAAAATGTTATATACTAAAGGAAAAGAATATATGTTACTATCAGGTACTGAATATATTGGATATTATTATGAAAAAAACAATTTTCTATTTTCAACAGACGATAAACGTCTGTTGAAATTAAATACCAATAATATTTTTTTAAAATTTTTAAAATTGAAAGGACAATATATTTATACTAGATTTGAAGAACCAATCGCAATATTAAAAATAAATCCAACTGAAAGAGATTATACGAATGGATTTATAAAACGATTTTTTATAAAAAAACGTAATGATTATAATTCAGTTGTTATAGAAATTGATAATAAACAATATGACACACTAACAGATAAAAGAAAAGGAATTAATGGTAATTTATATTATGGTATAACGTTAGAATGGAAAATTACAGGAAAAATATATGATGTCAAAAAGAATGATATTATCACAGAAAATGGTATCTATGATACAAATAAAAGAACAATACAACATTATGAAAAAAAAATGAAAGGATTACAAAAATTACTATCAGGTAGATATATAGAATATTCATTGAATAATTAATTTATTTCATTTTCAATAAAAAATGTTTATATTTTTAATAAAAGAATTTAGCAATAGACATATTTATAATTGTACAAACAATCGGTATTTGATAATTGAAGATGATGGCAATGTAATTGTGACACATAAACTGAAAATATCAAAATATAACACATATAAAATATATACTAATAATAAAAAAGAATTACTACAATCATTATCTATAGAAAATAAAGATAATATATATGATGTAACCATCCAAAATTTTATAAAAACAAAAAAAATAGACTATTATACAACTCAAACATATGATTCTTTCAATAGTTTTTATAATAGTAAGTTATACTTAATTCCAAATCATAAAATAATAGAATTATTCGATTATAAACGCATTGATATAAATTTATCATATAACACCTTTGTCAATAATACAATAATATCAAACATGATACAAATTGAAAAAAATAATATAAATATTGATATTGATATATTAAAATTATATAAAGCTAAAACATATAAATTTGTAACTAGTAATAAAATTGATAAAATATATAGCAATTACACATTATTTTCAAAAACACTACGACCAACTAATAATATTTATAATTTAAATTTTATGAGTTTGAATAAAAAGAATAACGAAAGGTCAATGATAACCACACAATTCGAAAAAGGGTTTTTCTTAGAAATTGATTTTAATTCTTATCATTTACTATTACTATCCAAAATTTTCAATATAGACATTCCGACTGAATATAATAATTGGCATACTTATTTAGGAGAAAGATATTATTTCAATACTACTCAGTTAACTAATGAACAATATAGACAATCAAAAATAAAAAATTTTAGATTTTTATATGATGATAAACAAAATAATGAGAGAAATAACATAGAAATATTTCAAAAAGCTGATATATTAATTGAAAAATTATGGGAACAATATAATTTACATGGTTATATCGAAAGTCCATTTAATAAAATAAAAAATTATATAACAAATTCACAATATGTAACAAAAATAAAAATATTTAATTATTATATTCAATTACTTGAAATGGAGATGTCGATGATGATAATACATAAAATTTTAAAAATAATTGATAACGTGAATATTAAATTAGTTATGTATAATTATGATTCATTTTTATTTGATATTGACGAAGAACATCATAATGATACACAAATAAAAAATATTTTCGATATGTTAAAAGAATTGAATTTATTTTATGATATTAAAATTTATGATGGTAATTATACTTAATAAAATAAACACAACCAATCGAAATATTAAATCTGTTGCATTATTTTATAAAAGTTATATGTAAGTGTAACTATAAAATTTGAAAGGCTTAAATCCAATATTTTGATATGTGTTATAATTTTTTTTTAATTTTATTAGTTTATAAAAAACAAAAATTGTAAATATGAAAATAGAAGAATACTTAAAAAAATTCAATAATAAAATAACTGAAGAAAAATTATTAGAAAAAATAATTGAATATTATAATGATGGAACAATGTGGTTTAAAAATGAAATTACATTAACATTAGAAAAATTATTAGAAAAAAATAACCCAAACAAAATTAACCCAAATAATTAACAAAACAAAAACAAAAAAAATGGCATTAGATTTAGATGTAGTAAAACAAGAGTTAGAAAAACTTAATTCAAAACAAGGAAGTAACGATTTCGGTGATTTATTTTTAAAACTTGAAGCAGGTGACACACGAGTAAGAATAGTACCAAATAAATATGGTAAATCTGGTTGGCCGTTCATTGGCCAATATATTTATTACTTCACAAAACCAAGTTTAATAAGTGCAAAAACATTTCAAAAAGAAGACATAATTTTAAAATTTGTAAAAGAACTATATTCTTCAAAAGATTCTGATGATATTGAACTTGCAAAAAGACTATCACCAACTAAACGTATATTAGTACCTGTAATTGTAAGAAGTGAAGAAGTTGAAGGTAAAACTCCGAAAGTTAAATACTGGAATTTCAGTGAAAGAATTTTAAAAGAAATATTAGTATATGCATCTGACCCTGAATATGGTGACATTGCAGATGAAAAGACTGGTACTGATATAATTATTACCAAACAAACACCAAAAGAAGCAGGAAATCAATATGGTAATACAAAAATTCGATTTGCAAGAAAACCATCAATGCTAGCCGATAGTGATGCTGAATGTAAAGCTATTGTAGATAGTGTAGTAGACATACAATCGACAGCATTATTCAAAGAACAACCAGAAGAAAAATATAGAGAAGCACTAGAAAAATATATTGATTATAAAAAAGAAGGCACACCAACTAACGAACAAACGGTTAAAGAGTCAAAACAAGTTATATCTAAAAAAGACGAACCAACTGCTGATACTGGAAAAGAAAATTACTTAGATAAATTTAAAAATTTATTAAAAGATTAAGTTAAAATATGATAGAGTGAGTAGTTATTACTTACTCTATTTTTCATATAAAATAATATAACATGGCAAAAAAAGAAAAAACTGAAATTGAAACACTGAAAGATTCAATTAATAAATTATTTAAAAATGAAACAGTTGCATATTTTCTAGGAACTGAAGACAACCCATCTGATATAAAAGAGTATGTATCGACAGGAAACGCAATAACTGATTTAATTATTTCAAATCGAAAAGATGGAGGACTGCCAGTTGGTAAAATCATTGAAATAACTGGGTTGGAAGCAAGTGGTAAAAGTTTATTGGCAAGTACTATATTAAAAAACACACAAACTAATGATGGTGTCGGTGTATACATTGATACTGAAAGTGCTGTTACTGAAGAATTTTTATATGCAATTGGTATTGATACTGATAAACTACTATATATTCAATTAGAAACGTTAGAGGAAATATTTGAAACAATTGAAAAACTTATTCTTGAAGTGAGAGGCAAATCAATCGATAAGCTTATAACAATTGTTGTTGATAGTGTTGCAGGTGCAACTACTGTAGTTGAACAAGGTGCTGATTATAATAAAGATGGTTGGGCAACTAGTAAAGCAATCATATTGTCAAAGGCAATGCGGAAGATAACTAATTTAATTAATAAACAACGTGTATTGTTAATATTTACAAATCAATTGCGTACTAAATTAGGATGTGTACACCCAAGTACAAAAATACATGTTCAAATGGACAATGGTAAATATACTATTTCTATGAATGACTTATTTAAAAACATGGGTCACGATTATAATCAAATGGAAATAGACACAGCAATCGATGTTTCTTCATTTAAATATAAAGTTGCAGGATATAATGATAAATGGAATGATATAAAACATATTATAAGAAAAAAGGATAGTATTAAATATATTATTGAATATGATTTTGAAACATTAGAAACAAGTGGCGAGCATAAAATTTTATGTAAAGAGAATGCAACACAAAAAGAATCATTTATAGAAATAAAGAAATTATATGGTAATGAAGATAAGTATAAACTGAATAAAAATGTCAGATGGTATAATTTTACAATCGTTAAAACAGATGAATTAATACCAATTGTAGATTTTAATTTAGGTGGTGATAATACTTATATGTCTAATAATGTAGTATCACATAATACCATGTTTGGCGACCCATACACGACATCGGGAGGTAAATCAATTGCATACCACAGTTCAGTTCGATTAAGATTAAAACAGAATGGTCAATTAAAAGATAAAAATAAAAATGTAATTGGAATTAATACAAAAGTAATTGTTTCTAAAAATAGAATTGCACCGCCACTTAGAAGTTGTAATTTTGATATACTTTTTAATAAAGGAATTGATGAATTTAGTGGATGGTATGATGTTTTAAAAGAAAATGGATTTATAACCGTAGCTGGTGCATGGAGTAAATTAGAAATTACCGATGAAAAAACAGGTGAAATTGAAGAATATAAATTTTATCAAAAAGATTTCATAGAACTATTTACAATAACACATCCACATTTGAAAGATATATTATATGATATAATTGCTAATATCTTAATATTGGAATATGATAGAAGTAAAAAAATAAAAAATAATAAAAAAGAAAATGAGTAAAACAAAAATAAATTTAACTGAAATAGAAACAACATGTCAAACATTTAAATTTGATGATTCTCCTGAATTATTACATATCACAAAGACAGGATTCAAAGATAAATACATGATTGTATATGAAGATGCATATGAGCAAATGTTAGGTAAAGTTGAATTCGGTTCACACAGCGAAGTTGAAAAATGGTTTAATATTAAAATAAACTAAGTGGGATTACCATAATTGACAAAGTAAAAAATCAATATATTAATATATTGATTTTTTTTTTCAAAAATATCCAATATTAAATAAAATTTTACTTTATTTATGATAATATAATTATTATATTTTAATAAACGTGTAATATAATACACAACATGTATAATTATGTGTAAAATATTACACACAAAAATCAATATATGAGTAAATTAATAACAAATTATACTGATTATTATTTCCACCACATCAAATCAAATGGATTATATGATGTAGTAAAAATGAAATCAAATAATATTACCGATAAATACATAAATAACGTAGTGACATATGAACAAATAAAACATTATCAATTAAAAACAAATTCAGTTAAAAAAATAAGTAATAGATATAATATAAAATTGAATATGTTTATTATGATGTATATACGACTTAATAGCATGTTTTATGGTACAACACGCATATATTGTATTTCTGATAAAGTATACATGGAATTACAAGTAGATATGTCAATGATATACAAAAATAATTATAAATTTAATAAATTTGAATTGTTTTTAAATGAACATTCCGAGCAAAGAATGTTTCAACAAATTAAAACTGATTATAAAGTACATAATATATACATTATTGATGCTAATAAGCTAACTGATATATATATATCAGAATATAATATGAATGCGTTAAAAAGTATTGTGAAAGAGATACAAATCAATGAACGTAGTCCCATTATAATGTTTGATGTTAATCACGATGTGCACATATACACCAACACAAAGATATCAATGTTTTCAAAGATATATACTGATTATGAAATGTATAATATGATTTATAATTATTATACCGATGTACTAACTACAACAGATGAAATCAGTAAACCAATTGAAGATAAATTTCGATTTATGCAACGAGGATTTGATACTAAACGAAGTTTCCGACCAAATATGAAAAAATAAATTAGTTAATTTATAATATGGTAAAAATGACTATCGGACTTGCATATAGTGGAAGAATACAACATTTCTTACAAATTTGGATGAATAATCTAATAGATGATATTAGTATGTTGGAAATGAAACCAGAATTAATAATAGTGAATAATTCAAATGTTGAATTGAATTGTGATGTGTATGCAAAATATTTTAGTGACATTGTCATAATAAAGGGAAAACCCCCAATTATATATAAAAATGCAACAGATAAAAAAAATGGTGTTAGTAGATTGTTAGCGAAAACTTACAATGATATACTGCAAATTGCATCTGGTGATATTATACATCTACGAGAAGACGATATAACATCAACTGAAAACTCATTTAAACTTATTTTAACAGAACTATTACAAAGTGATAATACTGTAATAGGTGTGTCTGGATTGTATTTGAATAGGGAGTTAAATCCTGATGAAATGGAAATTGATAATGAAAAAAAACAACATTCAATATATATTGATTATATTGGCACTGGATATGTTATGTTTTGGAAACATTTATCTCCAAAATACGTTGCACGATATAATAATATAAAAACACATGATTGGTGTTGGAGTGAAAAAGTTAGTGAACACAATTTGAAAATAAAATTAGTACCATCTGCAAATGTATTGCATTGGATTGATATGAATAATAATATACAACATACTAATCAAATTATAAGTTCAATGACTACATTTTGTAAAAATAAAATAAAATAAAATGAAAGAAAAAGCAGTACAAGTATGTAAAAACATGTTTTTCAATTATTCTTCTTTGCAGGAAGATGTTGAAATTAAGTTTGAAAGCGAATATGATGATGGAATTTTTACGATGTCTTTAATTTTTGGACAACACGAAATAAACGGAATTGAAGTAGATTTTAATGAACAAGTTGTTTATCTTAATGCAGACCACACTGTTTATAGATTAGGAGAGTTTGATAAAAATACGTTAGAATTTGAGCGTTATTATTCTTTCTTTGAAATATTATTTTTACAGATAATTTAATTAACTTTAACGAGAATGACAAATATTAATCTTAAATAAAATATCTAATTATGAAGACTAAAATTGAAAGAATATTGGAAAGTGGCAAATACGATGAGTATTCAAAATTGTTTGATGAGTTATATTCTAATTATGAAGAAATGGACAATGTGGGAACTTATAACTTAAATGCTGGCACATTCATAGACTGTCAAAATAAAGCTATGAAATTATTAGGTATAGTTTAAATTAATCATAACGAATATGTGTTTGTGATGTTATTTTTTTAAAGAAAAAAATAATAGCGTCAAAAACACTGTTATAGCTTTTATTATTAATCATCTATCAAAATGTTATCTTATGCAAAATACTGATATAAATATAAACAACTATCTAAAAGTTTACGATAGAATTATTCAAGTGAAATCAATTAATGGCGATTTTATCGAATACTTACCAAATGACGGTCAATATGAAATATCTAAATTAAAATCTATCGAATTAACAAAAAATTGGTTACTGAAATTTGATTTTAAGGAAGATGATAAAGGTCTGTTTTTCGATATATTAAAAGATGCGAGTTCTGTTAAAATTCGTTTTATGTTTAATAAATTTCCGTTGGTCTTGGATATTGATGGAAATAGATGTCCATTGTTTCATATAAAAAACGTTCACCAGTTACAAAATTTTGCTTCTGGGTGGAATGTTAAATTATCGGCGGAGTTTTAATTTTTTCTTAAAAAAAACAATGACATCAAAAACAATGTTATGAGTATTTTATTTATTCGTAACATATAAAATTAATAAATTATTAATCAAATAAAAATTAAAGATATGAGTTTGAATGTAATAGAAATTGAAGGTAAGGACGCATTTTTAATCCGAAAAAACACATTAGAATATCGTAGATATTTTTTAAATGGTGTGGAATTAAGTAATGACTTTACAAAAGAAGATTTTATTGTGCAAAGAAGTGATACATTTCAGGAATGTAGTAAAAATAAAGAACTTTTTGAGTATAGAAAAGATGATAAAGTAATGTCTATTTCTGACTACAAGACAAAACCTACATGGTATGATGAAGATAGTAGCGATGAGGAAACTTTACGAGCAATTGCAAATAAAAAAGAATTAGCAGGTTTTAAACCACAGTATAAAGAGCCAAAAAAGGAAAATGTCGAATTTAATATTATTGGAAAGATTACTGACACAGGTTCTACTTTTATTTTTTGCACCATAAAAGATGAGTATTATCAAGAAGATGTTGTTTTATATACTCTGCACGTTCAGAAAATTGCAATGGATGAATATAAAAAATTATGTAATGAGCATAAGACACAGGCTGTTTTTGAAATGCCTGACCGTAATTATTTACGGTTTGTTAAAATAAATAATAATTATGCTTTTGGAGATTATTATCCTTTTGGAGATTTTAATTATAAAAAAACATATTTGAATTTATTAGATGCAAAAAAAGAAGAAATAAATATAAGAAGTATGGTAAAAAAACATGTTAAAAAAGCTGTGTTTAAAGAAAATTTAACGAAAGAAAAAACATTCTCTTTAATAAATCAATTGATTAATGTGAAAGAATTGCCGTCAAAATTATCTATGGACGAAATGCTTACAATTGTGATTAATGATTTAAGAAACTATAAAAACAACATTGTATAGTATTACTCATAACGAATAGCAATATTGAACTGGTTTTGTTTTTCACAAAACTTGTTTCAAATTGCATGTTATGCTTGTTGTTTTTCAATCATATAGCATTATAATTAAAAAATAATTTCACTTCTATTAAAATAAGTTTGATTATGTGAAACTTTTATCATATCTTTGCGTATAATTAATAAAGAGACAATAGTTATGAAAAATAAGAATTTTTTGAAAATAAAAAAGGTAGGTGAAGAAAGATATTTCGATGAATTATCTGAATTTGAACTATTTAGAGAAAAATTCAACGGCAAATTTTCTGATGGTTTTTTAGATGATTTTCTAGAAAAAGGGGATAGAGCTTTACATATATTCTATACACTTTTCAATCGGAAGCATAACCATATCACGATTATAGATGGTTTTCTTTGTCGTATTTTTCATGGGAGATATGGAGGAAAGACTATATGTATCGTTGCCGAACAATATGTATATAATCAAATTGTAGATTATAATATATTTGAAGATGGAATCTAAAAAAAGAGGTGGTAAAAGGAAAGGTTCGGGACGTAAAAAAATACCGAACCCTAAAACCAAAAAGGTTTCCGTTTCTTTTTCGGAAGCTGATTATAATGCACTGAAAGTCATTTTCCCAGAATATGGCAAACTTTCAAAAGTTATCGCTGAACTTGTATGCAACGAATATTTAAGTTAAGCATAACGATAACTGCTTGCCGTTGTTTGCTTTTTAGCACAATGCAAATCAACGATAAGTAGTTCAAAATTAAGCACAAACGTAAATTAATAACAATAAAAAAAGCAAATAACGTGTAAACAAATGTTATGAGTTTTATTATTCATTTAATTTGCAAATTAAAACAATTTAACAATTATCAAAATGAAACCACAAAAAATTTTTATAATTACAGAAACATCTTATTCGCACAATGATTTTGAAGGAATTGATACTTTATACAGATTTTATAACAAAGAAATTAGAGATGAATATTTTAAGACTTTATTATCTGAAAAAGAAAACGAAGGTTATGAGATAAAAATTGATAATGATA